AGGCAACAAGTATGTCAAGAAAAAAGTATGCTTATAAACATTTTATACGTTTTTTTATAACATGTTTATTGTATTTATTTTATTCAATAATAGCTTATTTTTTATCATTTTCATTTGGAATGAATATGACAATTTGTTGTTTGTTAATTATGGTGTGTGCCCTAAGCACGACATCTATTAAGTTATAAAGGAGTTTTTATGAGTTTTATTACAACGTATACAAAAAAATATTTTGATCCATTAAATGTAGATGAAAGTTTATTAGATATTAAAGATATTGCTCATGCACTTTCTTTAATATGTCGAGGAAATGGGCATGTTCAACATTTTTATTCCGTAGCTCAACATAGTCTTGCTTGTGCTAAAGAAGCAAAGACAAGAGGATATAGTAAAGAAGTTATTTTAGGATGTTTGTTGCATGATGGAAGTGAAGTTTATTTAAGTGATGTTACAAGACCGATAAAAAAAGAACTTACTTATTATTTAGAAGTGGAAGATGTTTTACAAAATACGATTTGGAAACATTTTATTCAAAGAGATTTAACAAAAGATGAAACTAAATTAGTTTTTGAAATTGATGATGAAATGTTATCTTTGGAACTAAAAGAATTATTAAATGATGAAATCAATTGGGATTATTTAAAGTTGCAAAGAAAAGTTGATTTAAGTTTTGTAGCTTTTGAAACAATTGAAAATGAATTTATAGAATTTTATAAAGAGACGATGGAAATTTAAAATTGTCTTTTTCTTTACCCTTTCCTTATTTCTGTGCTAAAATTTGAGTATATATTTTTAAGGGGGACTCTTATATGGAACATGTTACATTTGATGAATTTTTTGATTTTGTAAAGAATGAAGATGCTAATTGGTATATTCCTGGCCTAAAAGAATATTTTGAAGGTTTGAATCAAGATGAAATCTATATACAAGACAATTTTTTGGGAAAGCTTGTTTATCAATTTAATAAATTTGAAAATAATTTAAAGGAAGCTGTTTTTGATAAGTTTATCTGTTATAGAAAAATGACAGATGAAAAAGAAATAAGCATGCTTAAAAACAGTGCCAATGAAATAGCTAATATTGATTTAAAAAGTGCTTATTCTTACAATGAACTTTTTGACAATGTTTCTCATAACAAATTATTAGAGGATATCAATAAATATAATAATTGTGGGGATGTTGATTTTGATTTTGGAATAGAATTAAGATTTAATGAAATATATGATGAAGAAACTTTTAACCAAGGTTCTTTAGATATTATAGGAAGTGTTTCATTTAACTCACATAAAAGTGGAAAAGTCTTTGATTTTCCATTTACTATGACCATTGGTTTAGATTCATATTATTTTGAAAAAGATGGGGATATCTATAAGATATATAAATTTAGGGAGTTCTATGCTTTTTCTAAAATTTATGGTACAGAAGATACAATTCATTATAGATATAGAAAAAATGATTTTCCATTAGAAAAATGTGGTACATATGGTGTACATGTTGATAGTGATATTCCTTTTGCTGGTGATAAGTATTCGATTTATATGTTTAGAAATGACTATGCCCCATTTAAATATGCTTTCCAATATGACTGTCTAACTCATTTAGTTAAATCTGAACTTGGGAAAGAGCTTTTAGAAAATGTTGCTAAAGAAGATCTATTAAAAATTCTATACAATAGAATAGCCTATGTTGTTGATGAAAGCCTTATGCCAGAATATGATTAAGATACCGATTTTTGGTATCTTTTTTTTACCAGTATTTTTTCAATAATAGTTTTATTCTTTGCTTTTATGATAAGTTTTATCTACAAGTTGGCAAAAGAAATGAATGATAAAATGTTGAAACAAGTAATGCAGAAAGTATCTGGCTTGTATACATCAACTTCTTTAAATCCTCTTACTTTCTATGTTGAGAAATCTGCGTATGCTACTAAAAAGTAACAATTAACGCATTATCAAAATGAGTAAAAAACCAACAGTTTTATTTACGCTAGCAATGCTAGCTTTCGGTGGATATGTAGGATTTGTAACTAACTATACAAATACCGCCACCGCACACGAGTATGTGATTCCGAAGTTCACAGATGTACCTCGGACAAAAGACTTTAATATTGATATTAATTTGAACAATAACGCTATAAAATTAAATGGACAAAGCAACCCAGAACAAAATATCAATGTTGAAATCAAAAAGAAAGACAGTATCATCTATCTAACTTCTGTTGTAGAGAAGGAAGTACCTAAATACATTAAGGTAAGAGAACTGCCATCAGTTAAAGAGAATAAAACCACTTGTACGGATATTCTCCAAAGACTGAAACAACAACAATCAGAGAGGATAAATCTGAGTCGCAACTAGAACAGCCAATGCGATTATAGAGCTATAATGGTGTATATCCAGAGATATCTAAATCAAAGGATTAGAAAGTAAATGGTTAGATTGCTTTCTTAAAATTAAGATAGTACAGAATATTAGTAGGAATAGAGTATAGCTACAACTATAGGCTATTACTGAAAGTATAATAACTTATTGTGTTTATATACTATCTATAAACTGAAGAGACAATAAGATAGAGGGAGAGCGTGTACAACCCTCTTGTTTTTGGTGAGAACCGACTGGAGACAGAAACAGAAGACGCAATTAGTAGAGAGCAGTCTACAAAATTAAACAGTACAAGGGGAACGAAATCCTCTTAAGTTACTCGCAGACTTATCATAGTTTGAATCAAGAAGGAGTAATAAACACGATGATGCCCAACAAATCGTAGTGTCCAAGACTACGTGCTGAACATTATCGAGCATATAACGCTCTAGGGTAGCTCCAAACTCCCCTTTATAGTATAGACTATATAAAAATGTCAGTATAGTGTTCTATACTTATCTAAACAGTTATATTGTAACTTAATAAGTTTAGAGATAGTATATATGAAGGTACTTAATTATAATATTATAGCACTACTTATTGAAAAAATATTGATAGATTACCTGGATTAGGTGTAAAGCCTATGCACAATGTTATGATACCAGTTCATAACTAATCCTAAGCTTGTATTACTATACACTCCAGTATAGAGAGATAGAGTGATAAAGTGAGTAGTAGATTGTGTGCCTATTGGCTGAGTAGCAATGATCCAATATTAATAAATAAGGAATCCTGCAACGGACCTCTTTAGGAAATAAGGAGTATGTGAGTTCAAGTAGTATTATAATAAACTCAGTTGTTATCTTATCTGAGTATAAACCTAGAGTGCTTTGCAACAGGAACATAAAGATAACTAGCGGATGAAGTGCGCAATAACACTATTTCAATACTAAGCGGAAGACATAAAGCTTAGAAGTACTAAATAATTTTATCCAGAAGCATAACTGGAGTTTTATCAAATTTGCACAAGGTGAGATACTCTATCCTTAAGAGTATATGTGAAAGTGAGCATCGCCCTACTCCTAGGTTGAAGAGAAGCAGACACATTAAGAGACGGACACGAAGCAGACCGGAGAAAAATCTGTGCATTGCACTAAGTAGTAGTCTTAACGGGAAGTGACAGAATGTAAATCTATTTAGGAAGTCTCTCCGAGAGAATTAACATGTTTAACCCTTTTGAATAATGAGGAAGTTCAATGGTAGGTTTTAGGACGAGTAGTGATAAGAAGACGAAAGTAAATCCGAGCCACCCTCGACTGTACAATATAATTGCTGACATTTGAAACATTTAAAGTATATTGCGCAACAATATATGTAAAGTGACGCTGATTCCTTACATTAAAGGATGATAGGTGGAAATCCTAAAGTTATGTGCAGAATAAGAACAAAGTCGTAAGTACACGCAGCCTTAGAATAAACTATTAGGCTATAGAGTGGGTGTTTTGAAACATAAACAGCTCAAAATAAAATTCGGTAGAAGTATTACCGATAGTGAAGTAACAGTTGTAGGTTATGAATCATATGCAGTACTCCTTACTATAACAGGAAAAAGAGCACGTTATAGTTACTGTTAGGCTCTCTAAACAATCAGAAACTAGCATAGCATTCGATTTTCAGATAATTTCAGTTATAATGTTATTTGATGGGTATAAATCTCCTACCGTTGGAGTCCCGTTGTACCTTTTTAGGTATTAACTAGCATAGCATTCAATTTTCAGATGTCGAATTACATATCTTTTCATAGTTTAGTATTGATAATTTTATGAAGAACGGCTGACTCATCTGTCTCATGAGTAAAGTCCTACGGGGAATGCCGAGTGAAGTAATAACATCACGTTCTAGTAGTAATGTTAATAATACGAAAGCTTATCTTATAGTTTTTTCAGATTACTTATCAAATCTTAGCAGAATTTCGTTATAGAGTTTTACTGTTTGAATACAAGAAGTGGTTTTTAAGTTTTTAATAAACGAATAGATATTAGATGCTATTCCACTTAGATAAAAGAACTCTATAGCTTACTTTTTTAGATTAACTTAGTATTAACTTACTCCGTAGGTGGAATCAACCACGGAATCAAGAAAGGAGAAATTATGGAAACAACAAAATATGAAAGCGTGTTCAAAAATCCAGAAGGTTTTACTCAGCAAGAAATTACTCAGTTACGTACTAAAGTAATTGCGTTTAGCCGTGCTTTAGTTGGTCGGCGGTTGGCAATCCCCGTAAGTGATTATTTGGATTTGAATTACAAGAAGAAACTAGCTGGTGATATGCCGGGTCTTGTACTTGCAAATCCGATGAAGAAGTATATGATTGAAACTGTTGATTTGTTCAACGTAGATATCGTGCGGACTGCAAATGGTAAGATTGTTATTATGTTTAATAATGACGAAAAGTTGCAGTTTGATTTACGGGCAGATGTAGATATCGTATTGAAAGCTGGTCCGAAAGATGTTCAAGATGCTATCTTGAAGTTTGAAGCAACTGGAGAACGGTCTCCATTCTGGAATGTTAAAATGGTAACAGAAGTTGTCACTCAGTTGAATCAGAGTAATTTGACTGATCTTAACAATTTTATTGATGAATTGGCAAATCAGGGAGCTTCTCTGGAACAAATCAATAAAATTACTAAGGACGACACTACTGCTTACTACAAGAGCATCGACGAGTAATTAATCTTAAGTACACAAAACTATGGCAACAAGTAAAAAGCCAATAGATTCATATCACTTGCAGATGTTACAGCTAATTATGTCTGATCCTCGTATTCAAAATAATTTGCTAATGGATGGGAGCAAAACAATTAAAGTTGGATATGATGGAACAGTATTAATAGGGCGCCACAAATATGGTTGGGTAAATAAGTGGTTTAATTCCTATTATGTAATAGACTTTTTTAGTTTAGTACAAAGAATAGCTTTTATCATCACAGGTGTAGAAAGTAACAATTGTGATAAGTCAGGTTTGGTTGGGTTTCTGACAGAAGCAATTGATAAAGTACTTAAGAAAGATGAAAAAGAAAAAGTAATCGAGTTATTATTGTATTACTGTACATTACTTGATGAAAACAGTCCATTGAAATTGACCTATGATATTACAAAAGATGACCCAGGCTTTGATAAAAATATGGGTAACAACAGCAAGCGACGCAAAATGGTTGGGGTAGCAAATGCTTGCATAGATTTTGGGTATGAAAGAATACCTGTCAGTTTACATGTTGAAGGAGATTTATAATCGAATATATACATTTGGTTGGGTTCGTATTGAGTAGAAAATAATTGAAAATCAACATAAAATCAGTAAGAGTATATACATTTGGTTGGGTTCGTATATACTCTTACTTACTTGCCTCTGATAATGTTACTAAGGTAACTAAGTGTTGGAAAGCCGAGAGAAGAAGAATCGGATGCCGTATCGAGATGTGACAGAGGCGCTAACTCTTTGATCTTGTCTGTCTTATTTCTTAATTTTATTGTTATTCATATCAGCGGTCTGTGAAGATAGCTGATATTTTAAGTTATTAGACTTTGATCGGTCTATTAACTACACAGGTAGGTTTTCTAATATACTATGTAATTAACTAATTGTCAAATTATTAAAATCAAGTATGTATGAAAGCAAATAAATTTATTGAACAACGTGATAAACTATCAGCAGACATTACTAAGTATTGGAATATTATTTCTATTGAGAATGTAGTAAATCGTAATTATCAGCGTACTTACGATTTGAAAGAACTTTATAATACAATTAAAGGTCTTACAGATGATCGAGTAATTGTTAAATTAAAGATACTATGTATCAATATAGGTATAAAGAAATTTAGTGATTTGCCAGCTGATTGTAATCAATTGGATGTATTTAAGCTATGTGAATTGCAAGAAATGAAAGTACATCTAAGTCGTATACGAACTTTGAACCCTGTTCTTAAGTCTAAGAAAGGTAAAAAAGCTCTGAATAAGACTGAAGTTTTAACTTCAAACTGGGTTAAAGCACGAATAAAAGAACTCGATTTAGAGATTCTGAAATTAAAAGAGAAACTTACTAAGTTCAATGAAGAAACAGAATTTGATGATTCTGCTGCTCCAATGTGCTTAGCTGCTTAAAATATAACAAGGAAGCGATAGGGAGAGTACGTACGGGAAATCTTAAAATATTAACCTATTTAGCTTCCTTTAGTTTTTAACTATTAAAATCAATTGTTATGAATCAAGATACTAGAAATAAGAAAAATGCTAAATACCAGCAAAACTTACAGAAACGTTATGGATTAACTAAGTCCTCAGATTATAAAACTATGTGTAGTAAAGGGATATCTTTGTCAGAAAATATTAAGCCTATGACAAAGGAATTTGTAACTACTCGTCGTCATGATAAGATAGTAAGTAGAGAAATATATACTTATAAGTGGACTCCTGAAGCTACTAATGCACGAAAGGAGTATCATGAAGCTAAAAAAGGTATAGCTAGTATTCCTAAGAAACCTATACAGGTGTCTGATAAAAAGGATAAAAAACAGTTATTAGAAGAACGTCCTTATTCTGGTTACCATAAAGAACTGGTACAGAATCTATATGGTAGCAATAAAGCAGAACGTATTGCTAAACAACAAGCTTATAAAGCCGCTCATGAAGAGAAAATTAAGAAAGTAGCTAAACAACTTGCAGAGTTCAAGATGTCTAAGAAGCTACAGTATTTAGAACAAAGACCGTATAAAGTAGTTATAGCTACTACAGACGATAAAGAGTTTAAGACAAGCTACTCTAATCTACCTATTGAACAACTTACTGAAGTAGTTACTAAATTGAATACAAAGTTATCCGATAAATATAGTAACTACGAGTCTATTACAATAGTAGATAGAGCAACTTTAGAAAAGAAATGCTTTGCTAAACATTTGCCAGAGATAAAGCAAGCAGCGTAGAGCGACAGACTTTTAGCAGGATAGTCTATAAAGAATCCTGCCTCAAGGGGTGTTCAGCTAGTAGGCAAGCGCAGGGTACAGGGAGGAATATTAGAGAGACTCTAATACACTATTTATAGTGCTGCAACCAATCGGCATCATGGGTTCGATTCTCATACACTCCACTAAATTTATACGCTATGAAGATAAGAGGAAAAACAGTATATGTCTATGATATTGAAGTTTTCCCAAATGTATTTCATTGCACAGCAAAGAATACTGAATCAGGGAAGTTTCATAAGTTTGAGATATCAAGCAGAAAAAATCAATTATCAGAATTAGTTAATTTCTTTCGTGTACCAAATATTAATGCACCATTAAAATTTGGAGATCTCTATACTACTGAAACTCAAATTGATTCAAATAAAATCTTTGCAGGATATAATAATTTACATTATGATAATCCTATTATTAACTATATAATAGATTATTATGATATACTTAAAAATAAACTATATCTAAGGATATGTGATAGTATTTTTAACCTAAGTAGAACTATAACTACATCTCAAGCAGATGACAACATAGAAGCATGGAAAAAATGGAAATATCAAGTATGGTATGATTCATTTGATATACTTACTATGTTATATTCACAAAAACTACGCGTTGGATTGAAGGAAATGCAGGTAACTATGCAATATCCTAATGTTCTAGAATTCAATGGAGACTTTAATAAGTTTCTAGAAGAAAATAGAATAGAAGAGATGATTGAATATAATGTGAATGATGTTAATTCTACTGAAAAATTATTAAATCTGTGTTCTGAAGATATAGAATTAAGAATAGCTATCGAAGATGAATATAAAGTAAGAGTACTAAGTAAAGATGGAGTAAACATTGGAATGAAAATTCTAACGCAGAAATATCTTGAAAAGACCGGTCTATCATGGTGGGATATTAAAGATTTAAGAAGCCCAGCAGATGTTATAGACCTAAACAAAGTAATATTGCCTTATATAGAATATAAAGATCCTATACTTCGTAATGTACTATCTGATATGAAAAAACAGATAGTATCACCAGGTAGAAAAGGATATGAAAACAAATTTGTATTTAGAGGATTAAAATATTCTGTAGGAGTTGGTGGTATTCACTCTGAAAACAAACCTGAGATAATTATTCCTAAGGAAGATGAAATGTTAATAGATATTGATGTTGCATCTCTGTATCCCAGTATGATAATAGAGTATAAATTCTACCCAAAACATTTGGGTTCTGAATTTCTAGAAGTTTATAATCAAGTTAAAGATGAACGAATAGAAGCAAAACATAATGGTATTAAGACTAAAGATAAAACGCTTAAATTAGCATTAAACGGTCTTAGTGGTAATCTACAGAATGAACATAATTTCTGTTATAGTCCTTTCGCAGTAATGCAGATTAGAATAAATGGACAATTACTATTACTTATGTTAGCAGAAAGATTATCTGACATTGGCTGTAGAATAGTACAGGCAAATACAGATGGTTTGTTTGTTCTTCTTAAGAAGAATCTGTATGAAAAATTACAAAGTATATGTAAGGAATGGGAACAACAAACGAGACTAACTCTAGAGGAAGATCGTTTTGAAGCTATGTATCAGTATGCTATTAATGATTATATAGCTGTAAAAGAAGGTTATCAAGCAATGAAGAAATTGTTTGAAACTGAACCAGAAAAAGCTCTAAATAAAAAAAAGAAGCCTTATACTTCTTTAGATATGATTAAAGATGATTATATTAAAGAAAAAGGTATGTTTATTACTAAGGTTTTACTTGGTAAGGGAATGTCTGCAAAGATTATTCCAGAAGCTATTAGAGATTATTTTGTTGATGGTATTCCTGTAAAAGATACTATCTACAATTGTAAAGATATTAAGAAGTTCCTTACTTACCAGAAAGTAGATAAGAAATTCTCTGTAGAATATAATGGAGAACTAGTACAAAGAATTAATAGGTTCTATGCATCTACTAATGGTCCTTATTTATATAAATGTAAAATAGTAAACAGAGATGTTGAGATACCGCAATATCTTGTATGTCTCAAAACAGGAGAAAGTATAATAACTACAGATCCAAATCAGTTTTACTATAATTCTAATGTAGAACAGATATTACCTTATAGTTCAAAGATTATAACTAAAGGTACTAGAGTAGACTATACTAATTTACTTACTGCATCTGGTGTTACTATACTAAATAAATTTGATAATAAACCTATAGAAGAAAGAAAGATCAATTATCGCTACTATTTAAAGGAAGCGTTAAAGATCGTTGAAGAATTAAAACCAAGACAACTAACGTTGTTTTAACAAATATTTCCAGATTGTATCAAAAGTTAGTTCATAAAGTACTATATTATGATACTAGAATTAGATACAACATTATTAGATATTTTTGGAGAAATATCAATTAATCAGTTAGTATTTTTAACTCTTGTGTTGAATGATAATCAAAGTAATAATCAAGACGTTCACAAGTTTCTCAGCCGAATAAGTGAAAACGACATACAAGAGTTAATCGACAATGACCTTATCTCCTTTACTACTTCAGGAGATAATAAAATTTATAGTCCTACAGAAAAACTATTGTCAAGTACAAAACAAGATAAGACATGGTTTGATGAGTTCTATGAAGTATTTCCAGTGTATGTTTTAAGACCAGATGGTACTAAAGGTTTTTTACGATCTAATATAAATAAATGTCGTAAAGAATATAACCGTATTGTAGGTAAATCTAGAGCAATGCACGAACACCTTCTTCAATGTCTTCAATTTGAAATTGAAAACAAAATGATAACTGGTAAAATAGGTTATATGAAGACGATGTGGAAATGGCTCACTCAACATGAGTGGGAGGTTATTGAAGAGCAAATGAGTTATGAATCTGAAATACCTGTAAGTTATGGAGAATACGGAACAGAATGCCGTTAAAATACTACCTTTTGAGTCAATATCTCAGGTAGCAAATAAATCCATAAACTACATTAAAGCTAGAAAAAATCATAGTATAGTATCATTAAAAACCAGATGGGATAAGTTCAATAAAGCCACTGGTGGAATTGAACCAAATATGATATTTACTATAGCTGGTATATCAGGTAGTGGTAAGAGCTCAGTTGCAAATATGTTAGTAATGGATTTGATTGATCTTAATCCTAATCAGGATATCGTAGTATTATACTTTAGTTTAGAAATGGTAGACTACAGAAATGTTGGTCGTGTAATAAGTAATAAAACTAAGAAAACTGTATCTGAATTATATAGTTCAGTAGAAACACTTAGTGATGAAGACTTATTAAAAGCTGAATCGGCAGCTGAAACCATTAAGAAATACAATATATACTTTGTTGATAAAGTATGTAATGTAGAAGAAATAGGTAATACTATAGATTACTTTCATAATACTGTGGCTAACGGTCGTTGGCTAATAGTAGTATTAGACCATGTTCTCTTAGTAAATGGAGAAGGTGGAGAAAGAAGTACAATAGTCGATTTACAGAAAATGTTTATACAGAAGAAAAAACTTTCTAACACTAGTATAATACAGCTTTCACAGATGAATCGTAATATTGAAAGTCCTGATAGAATTAATAATCCAAGTACTCACTTTCCAATGAGAAGTGATTTATCAGCATCTGATGCAATATTTCAAGCTAGTGATTTTGTTATTGCTGTTCACAGACCAGAGATACTTAATCTAGCTATATATGGAGTACGTCGTCTACCTGTAAAAAATAAGGTTTATATGCATTTCTTAAAAGTAAGAGATGGTGAACCCTGTATATTAGAATTTGAAAACGAACTTCAATATGGCAATCTAATTGAAACAAATACTGCAAGTGCTGAAGAACAAAAAGTAGTATTTAAACAAATTAAAAAAGGCTGATTATGAAAGGTTTTACAATTAAACTTCCGAAACAAAATATTGACCCTCAGGGTTCTTTGAAAAATCGTATATTAAACGAAGTTAAAAACCGCTTACCGTTTGCTAAATGGTATGGAATTCACACTCCAGAAGATCCGGAATACAGTGTATCATATGCAGGTCCTGAAGACTTGCTATGTTTTGGATGCAATCGAAATGCACATTTTTCTGCATTCAATAAAAAATATTATCGACCGACATGTTCATATGATAATTCACTTACATGTCCGTTCGCAAATCGAGCATTTAAATTGCGTCAATATGATGCTATTTCAGAATTTGATTTAGCATTGAAACGACTAGCAGAATATGCTAAGATCATGGAAGACTATGAAGAAGATCGTGGTTACGATTTTACTTACATGGGTCAACCTGTACGTATTTACCAGAAGTTTATTCAGATTGGTTATACAATCATTCCTATTGATAATCCTAGTCTGTTTTTGAATAACTATCGTAAAGCAGATAAAAATAATATAGTAAATGTTATTATTAATATTAGTAACAGTACTACTGTTAACAATATTCTCAACAATGAATAACGAATAACTTTACATTGTGTAAAATTTCAGTTTTTGTCAGATAATTTCAGAATCTCACAGGTAAAGCATTAACCTATTTTAATATGTTAATACTACCAAAAGAGAAAAACAAACCAAAGGTTAATAATCCAAGATTTTTAATCCTATTTGGTAAACCAAAATCAGGTAAAACTACATTATTATCTAAGCTTGATAATTGTCTTATAATTGACTTAGAGGGAGGTTCAGAATTTCTAGAAGCTCTCTCTATTCAAGCTCGTACTATTGAAGATTTAGGTAATATATCTAGAGCAATCAGTGAAGAAATCGCTACAACAGGAAAGAAACCTTATAAATATATTGCTATAGATAATGCTACTAGACTCGAAGAAATATGTTTAGGATATGCTAAAGTTCTGTATTGTCAGACACCAATGGGCAAATCTTATAAGGGAGATGATGTTCGTACATTACCAAATGGTAGCGGATATCTCTACTTAAGAGAAGCAGTTAAAAAAGTAATAAACATGTTTAAAAATCTTTGTGATAATTTTATTCTTATAGGTCATACTAAAGATAAGATGATTAATAAAGATGGTGAAGAGCTTATAGAAATGGCTATAGATTTAGTTGGAAGACTAGGTGATATAGTATGTGGTGAAGCAGATGCTGTTGGTTATGTCTATCGTAAAAAGAATGAAACTATTATATCTTTTGAAGGTGGAGATAACTCAGTAAGAGAAGCCAGGGCTCCTCACTTACGAGGTAAGAAGATAGTTATCGCAGAAAGCGATGAAAATAATGTTATTAATGTTCACTGGGATAAGATTTATTTAGACGAGTGTGCAGCCTGATTTAAAAACTTAAAAATATTGAAATTATGACATATAGTAAAGAACGTGCAGCAAGTATTAGCAAAAGTGATATTAAGTATATTCCCGCTGGTATTATTGAAAATGTAGTATTGAAAAGTGTAAAAACAGAAGTTTCTCCGAATGGTAATCAATTCTTAGAAATTGTTTTTGAGAAAGATGGAGCAACATTAACCCATACAGAGTGGAAACCTACACTTGGTGGGTTTGTAACTACAGAAGAACAACTCCAGACAAAAATGGATAAACAGTATTCTCGTATGTTGCAGATACTTAACTGTTACTATAAGGATGAAGAACTTGACTTTAATGGTGAAAGCTTTGAACAGTTTGCTCAGTGGATTACTGATATGCTGAACAAAGTAGATAAGAGTAAAAAACTTAGAGCGAAAATAGTATATAATGATAAAGGATATACTACTTTGCCTAATTATGCTAAATATACTTTTATTGAACCTATGGAATTGCCAGAAGGTCAATCATCTTCTATTACTATGCTAAATATTGACCAATTTACAAAGCCTGTTGTAGCTGATAAAGAAGTAAAAAACGATAATCCGTTTAGTACAACTTCATCTACTACTAATACACAGGCTTTAAGCGAATCTAATAACGATTTGCCGTTTTAAGAAAGTTATAATTAATTAATAACAAGTGGTAGTCTACTATTTTAAGACTACCACTATTTTTATAGCCTGATAGGAAATATTGTAGTTCGATTCTACACAGGCTAACAAACTAAAACAGATTGCATATGTATAGTAGAAAGCGAGCAAAACTCCCAGACAATATTACTATAGATTGGATACTTTCTAAAGTAACAGAATATGATATATATGCAAAATATATAGGTCAATTTAAAGTAGGTATGATATACAATAGTCCATTCAGGAAGGATAAAAATCCATCCTTTGGTATTTACTATAGTAAACGTACTAAACAACTACTTTTTAAAGATCATGGAACAGGTGAATGTGGTAATGTAATTAAATTTGTATCATTATTTACTGGTAAAACAGAATATAATGATATACTATCTGATATAGTAGATAAGTTAAACATTACTAATAACACTAAACTCGTTAGCTCTAAGCAATATATACCGCCAACTGAAACAGTAATTGGTGTAGTACGTCAAGAATTTACTGATGTAGATATCAATTACTGGAAACAGTTCAATATTTCTATAAATACTCTAAAGAAATTCAATGTAAATAGTATTAAATATTATTTATGTAATGGCATAGTAAAGGGTACTTATAAACGAGAAAATCCAATGTATGCATATAAGGTCTATAATAACTTTAAGATATATAGACCATTAGCAGATAAATATACTAAATGGAGAAACAATCTTACAGACTATGATATCCAAGGCTATGAGCAGTTGCCTCAGAAAGGTGATATATTATTTATCACAAAGTCCATGAAAGATGTTATGTGTTTGCATGAGATGGGTATACCAGCAGTTTCTCCATCTTCAGAGAGTACGTTTCTACCTAAAGACGTATTAGAGCAACTTAAAACGCGTTTTAAGCGTATTATAATACTTTTTGATAGAGATGTGGCTGGAGTAAAAAGAAGTCGCAAATTAAGCCGAGAAACAGGCTTAGAAGCAATATTTATTAACAAAAAATTCAAAGCTAAAGATGTATCTGATGCTGTTAAAGCAAATAGCTTTGAAGAAATAAAAAATTGGTTAAATGAAACTATTAAAAACTATAGGTAAAGTAATAGCATTACCTTTTGATTTAGCTCTAATACTTGGAAAGTTATTATTGATTCCAATCAAATTAGTAAGTGTATTGTTGCATGGAGAATTTATTGAATGGAATAAAAAACGTAAGTTTATAGTAAATTCAATTAAAGAAATGTTTAAAGCTTTTAAACATAATAAAGATTATTCTTTCTTATATTCAGTAGGATTTACAGATGAAAACGGTAATTTCTATGAAAGAATTGAAACGTTTAAAATAACTAAAGATAGTGTACAAAATTATATTGACTATGCTAAAGCAAGCCTTAAACAAGAAAGTGCGTAATGCTACTAAACAAGAAATAGATGGAATAGTATTTCGATCTAAGTTAGAAGCTTATACATATTAGAAACTAAAGGAAGCAGGTATATCAGCCGAATATGAACAGCATAGATATACTTTACTTTCTAAGTTTGCATATAATAACTCTACAGTTAGAGCTATTACTTATTTACCAGATTTTGTAGGAGATGGTTTTGTTATAGAATGCAAAGGATTTGCTACAGATTCTTGGGCAAACAGAGAAAAACTATTCAAGTATTATTTAAGCTTGAATGAACCAGATACTAAATTTTATTTAGTAAAGAATAAAAAACAAGTTGATGAGTTAATCAACAAATTAAAATCTTAAATTTTCAGATTATGACAAAGAATGAATTTATTAAAATAGGAGAACAGATAATTGCAAAACCTAAAGGTGCTGATTATGATTTGATACCTGGTAAAGTATATGATCTGAGTTGGAATAGATGGGAAGATTCACCTATATTTAAGGAAAATGGTGAATTAAATCTACCAAAGAAAGTCTATTCTACTAAAACAGATGATATATTTAAGAAGCGTATTATAACCTATTTTAATAAAGCAAATACAAATACTACTGGTGTAATGCTAGCTGGTGCTAAAGGTACAGGTAAGACTGTAATGGCAAAAATATTAGCTAAGGAATCAGGTTTACCTATTATTGTAGTTAATCCTGATTATCCAGAAGGTAAACTTATTAAGTTTTTTAAGTCCTTTACTACTCCAGTATGTGTTTTGTTTGATGAAGTTGAAAAGAACTTCAAAACTGAGTATATGCTAGATTTCTTAGATGGAGTTGAAAAGACTGCACAGAAACTAGTAATTATGACTTGCAATGATTTAAGCAAAGTTAGTCAGTATATGCAAGATCGCTGTTCACGTATTCGTTATTTACGTCGATATTCTCCTGATGAAAATGCTGCATTCTTACCGATGTTAGCTGATGATTTTGGTATTAAGAACAAAGAAGAAGTGGTAAAATTCTGTAAAGAAAATATTAAACTGCTTTCTATGGATAACATTGTTTCTTTCATGAGTGAAGTCAAAATACTAGAAGATGAAGACATTAGCCTTCAAGAAATCATAAACATTATGAATATCTCTACTGAAAACATACCAACTAAAGTTAGTGATACTGTAGAATACGATGATGAATGTGATGACTGTGATGAATGTAATGATGGATATGACGATTATGAATGTTGTGATGCAGCGTGAGAACAAATAAGGCTAGATATATTCTAGCCTTTTAACTTATATAAACATGAAAATATGCGGTATAAGTGATATACATGGTAATCTCATTGAGAATATACCTGAGTGTGATGTACTATGTATATGTGGTGATATAGTAACATTAAATGCTCAAAGAAATATTGAAGCATCTAAACATTGGTGGGAAACAAAATTCATAAAATGGATAGATAAATTACCTTGTAAGAAGGTAGTTGTCATACCAGGTAATCATGATTTTTACTTAGAATATAAGTATAAATTAAATGAATGGAATTCTTTTAAAGATTATATGCAAGTTTTATCTAAAGGCAAATTAGTATTTCTTATAGATGAAATGTATATATATGAAGGTATTAAATTCTACGGATCTCCTTGGATTAAACCAATTGAATTTCAAGAGGACAGATGGGCATTTAGTAGATTTGATACTTATGAAGATATACCACAGTGTGATATACTACTAACACACGATAATCCATTTTGTAATAAAGCTCTAGATGTTTTCTCCTTTGGAAAGAGTAAATATCATTTATATGGGCATTGGCATGATGGATCTAGTGATGTAAATTCTGGAAGATACAATTGTTCTAGATTGAATAATTGTTATAGTTTTAAAAAGAATTATGAATTTGTAGTATTAGATATTATGACAGAAAAAGAAAAGAAACAGGTAGAACAAGCATTCTTGGATAAACTTATTAGTCAAGCATACAATAATAATGTAGCAGATTGGCTTAAGACATTTAAAGAAGTTGAACTACAACAAGATAAAGAAGATGAAGTAGTTTGGGATACTTCGGCAGAAGTTCCTGAGTCAGCTGTAATTAGCGACATGGAGGATTAAGTATGAACAAGATGGTAATTGATACTCCTTACTATGAGGATATGTCTCGTTACTCTAATAGTGATATTGGATATTTTCTTAAAAATGGACCGAAAGGTTTAAAAGATTACAAAGAAGGTAAGATAGCAAAGTTAGATTATAGCTTTCTTGAAAAAGGAACTATGATACATGAATATTTACTTCAACCAGATGAATTCTGGAAAGATTATATTATTCTTGATTTTGCAGTACCTAAAGTAAAACAACAAAAGGATTTATTAGACGAGTATCATAGACTTATGCAAGTAAATCCATTAGAATCTCAAGATAAGCTTAAACTATCTGCTTATAAAAAAGCTTATAGTAATAAGAAATCTGATGAGAAATGTATTGAAGAAGCTGAAGGTCTTATTATGATTTATCAAGATTACTTAGAATATCTAAGTAAAGTAGATGAAAACAAAAAGATAATTAGCTTTGCCGATTTACAAATGCTCAAAAAGATAAAAGAGAATATTCAGAATCATAAAAAAGCGAACGAGCTGTTGTTTAATTTACCATCTACTTTTGAAACTCATAATGAGTTCCATATTAATTGGGAAGTAGAAAAATTTCATAATATCAAATGTAAATCTCTATTAGATAGAGTGTGCTTTGATCATGTCAATAAGAAGATAATTCTTATTGACTTAAAAACTACTGCAAATGTATATAATTTTAAACATTCAGTAGAAGAATACGATTATTATAGGCAAATTGCTTATTATGGATTAGCAATCCAATGGTATATGCAAGAAGTATTAAATCTTAATTCTGAAGAATATGATTTTGAAGCATATATTATTGCAATAGGTAAAGATGCTAACAATGAGATTAGAGTATTCAATATGAAAAATGATACTACTCTCAATGAAAAGATCGCTTCAATATCAGAAGCTCTCCGAAGAATCTCAGAACATATCAGTACAGATCAATGGGACCATACACTTGAGTATTACGAAGGTGATGGAACAGAAGAGCTGTAAATGTTATGAAAGACAAAAAATTGTGGTTAAATATAGCAACAAAACTATTCTTACTACCACTAATAGAAGAAGAAAACAGTTTAAAATGGCTAAATAAAACCACACTTGGAATATACGTAGCTGACACAAATAAACCAGAATGGGAAAATAAAATAATTATATGCTATAACAGAGGAGCGTTTCCAAATGAACTTAAAGTGAGATTTAAGAAAAACAAAAATTCATATGCTGAATATACAGAATTAATAAACGGAAACGCTTACAAAGTCATAGCATTTACCATACCCCCACAACTAAAAAAAGATTTTATACACTTACTAAACGGAGAATACACCAAAGTAAGTATACAAACTCAAAATAAAATATTAGACCACTGGGGACCAATAAGTAGTAAAGCTAGAAAAATAGCAACACATTTTTTTAACGGATACAATTATTCATATTCTGTTAAACCAAAATTAAATGAAGCTATTCTAAATCTAAACAATATACCAATAAAAAAGGCGGATTTTAATCCGCCTTTATCTTTTTTATAGCCACAAAGAATTAGTACCAACCTAACCTCGAATTGTATTACAAATCATCTCTAATGTAAGAAGTTATTTATTTCCTATGAGGTATTGCCTATACGACCTAATTGCTTAGCTCCTGGAGTAAGTCTAATTGCTTGATCCAACAACTTATTAGATACTAAATGTTTACCAGTACTATATTCTTCAAAAGGATCAAACATCTACATAAATAACTTAAGTATATCATTTATATAACTCATAACAGGAAAAGGATCTTGGAAAAGTTTAGTAAAAGAAGTAGGTAAGACATAAAAAGTCATATCTGTAAACAATCTATAAGCCTAATATTTTATTACCCACAGTATTTCCTATCCAAAGTCATGATCGTCATCATCTCCTGGGTTAATTAAAGCAAATATAGCGTAACATAAAGCTGCAACTGAAAATTCAATAGATGACTTAATTACATTTCTCTTCTCGTCATCAGTCATAGTATTCCACTTCATCACTTCTATCTAAAGCTGCTTAGCTTTAAATATATTAGTAGCAAAAAAATTTATCATACCAGCTGTATATTCATTTCTAAACAGCCAAGAAGCAAAATCTCTATGCATACCACCTATTTCAGTATCGAACACAGAATCGTAATATCTCTTTTGATAACGTCTCATTACAGTAGGTTCAATCCATCTACGTAAAGACAAACCAATCCAACCATACCATTGAGATTCAGCAGCTACAGAGGCTCTATCGCTATAGTTACCGTGCAGTGAAATTAGTACCTTCCTAACCTTGAGTGAAAATAAGTTTTGCTACATTTTATCAAAATTAGCAACTTTATCATCTACTACTAACTAATTATTTTCATCAAAAGTTACATAATCATACATACTGCCTATTACTTTACCATTGTCATCTTTAGCTTTCATAGTCATCAAACAAGCAGTTAGGAATCTAATCTACATCTCATGCTCACCCATCTTATTCGGAGTATATAAGATATCGCTAACAGAATGTCTCATAAAACCTTCTAATGATAAATTCTTTTTTGATTCAAATATACCAAACCATTCAGCCAACTGATTTAGTTTATTCTGTGGTACAGCTTTATTGACATCTGCTAGTAAACCGTAAAAGTTCTTAGCGAATTCTTTAGTAGCTCTTGCATAGTCTTCTTTTGTAGTATGCTGTCCTGCAACAGCTTCTTCTAATTGATTTACTTCACCTACTAATATATTATTGAGTGCTGCTACCATATTACCAGACATTACTCTCTTATTAGACATACCAACTATCCATTTGATTAATTTAGCAGTATCTATTACTTTATCAGAGTATGATAATTTAATTTTACCCATATCTTGCACTCTATTTCCATAGAACACCTAATCCACCCAAGAATCAAACTAATTCTAAGTATTAACTTTATGACTGGATACTTTGTTTTTATTACCTTTTAACAAAGAAATAACATTATCCTGAGTTTCTCTACTAGCTAACAACGCCTATGTTTGCAGTATTAAAGACTCTAAATCACGTTTAACTAAGTAAGTATCAGCAGCATCAGCCCATTTGTAAAAGATAGTAGGTAAATCAAAAGATTGTTCATCTTCTGTTATAATCCCTTCTGCATAATAATACATAGGAATTTGCCGTATGCGTTTACCATTTTCGTCAACAAAAGTACCACGGATATCATCGTCTTGCATAGGTAGTATTTCTGTCTATAAGTAGTTCTTTATTGTTGACGTTACACCATCGCTATTTACTCTTTCAACACCTCTCTTAATAACGCTAGGTAACCTAAAGTTAAGACGTAATGAACGTGGCATTGAATAATCATATGTTTTTATAAGATCTAAAAATAATTTATATAACTACCATTTAGGGTCATTAGAGTCTTTGTATTTTAACATCTCCACATACTTAGCATTTTTATATATAGCAGGATTAGGTTTGCGATACTTCTCATCTAAATCTCGTGTCAAATCGTCTAATTCCTATCTTATATCAGCAGTAATAGTACCGTCTTTATACATAGAAAACCAAGATTTTCTTTTATCTGCACTAAGTTTAGCATTTTGTATAACTTTTTTTCTTTTTTCTTCATCTAATGGTTCTAATATAGATGCTAAATCTTCATCCATTTGTCTATTATAACCTTCAACATCAAATATAGGATTATTTGTTCTAAGCCATTCTTCCCAAGCTGCTTGCTATTCCTAAAAAGTTAAAGACCCATCAGAGAATATTCTGTTGCGTTCTTTTTTAGATGCTTGCAAATACTCTCCACCAATTGGGTTAACCAAGTAAATAATACCATTGTCAGTTACTTCTACAAAATCATCAAACACCTTTCTCAGGTCACTAAAATTAGTATTACCATACTTTGCTTTGTATTCTTTTAGTACTTTACTTATCTAAGATCTTAATTTAATCATTCGCTGCTCTTTATCACTAATTGCAAAATCAAATCTTTGTACTATGGCTTGCACAAAAGGATCTTTAGATTCATAAACTGTACCAAAGTTAGCTAATATAGAATTGCATTCAAATCCAGATTCAGCTACATGTCTTTGAGCATCTAGCCATTCTCTGGTTTGATACTCTATATCGTTACTGTTATCTCTTAAATACTATTCTATATGCTATTGAACTCTCAAATTAAAATCTTTATCTGATTCGTTAGGACCTTTGGGATTATTTTTTATATAATTTTTTCTTTCTTCGTTTTTAATTCTATGCCTAACTATACCTACGTATGGTAGAATTTCATTTAAATATAGTTTAGAACCAATTGTATCACAGGCGTCTAATATGTTTCGTTGTGCCTACTATAATTTATTACAAGCAGTTTCTATAGCTCTCACATTATCATCTCCAAATATATCAGAATATCTATTGGCTAATCCGGATATTCTATTTACTATATCATAAGACGATGCTATTTCTCTATAGCTCTATAATACATTTAAGTCCCATTTAGCGTCTTTCCCTTGTTTATATCTTTCCTATATCTGTTTATTGAGCCTGCCTAAATGATCAGCCGCATAATTGGTGTACTAAAGTAAAGCGTCTAATTCTGTCATGTTTGATATCTTTTCTAACAGATTTGCAGCATCTTTAGCTTGGGTACGATAACTTCTGCGTAGCTTAAGAACCTGTTCTTGAATACTTAGTTTTTTCTATATAGTATTCATCAAATTAGTAAGCTCTTTGAGCATTTGATCCACTTTTTCAGTATCTTTTCCAAAAATAGTTTTATCACCAAATATATTATACTCAACATCAAATTTAGTTTGTTGTGATTGTGTTATCTGATAGAAGCCTTCTTTCTTCATTTGACTATTAGCTTCTTCATTAGTACCAAATACAGTACTTAATCCTGCTTTACTTATCTTACCTTTATCAACAGAATACACAATAGGTATAATACCTACTTTAGAGATAGGTATACCATTTTGCTATAGTATATACTTATATGCAGATAACTGAAAATCGTACCCGTCTTTTTCAGATTTTAGTCTAAATTTTTTACTAGTAGAAAACAAAAAACCTCTCAATCTTGATCCTTTTTCATTGACCAGATAACCTTTGTCGTTTTTCTTATTATTATAATTTATTAATTTAGTTTTAAAATCCATTAATACATACTCACCTGTTTTCTTATCTTTCAATATTAAGTCAGCAATACCAGCAACACCATGTTTAGGGTCAGCTAATACTGCTTCAGATGCAACAAAGTCATAATTTTGTTTAATGTGGTTAACTACATCAATTAAGCCTTTTATAGCTTCCCTAGACATACTATCTGTAAATCGTTGTATATCTAAATTGCCCTTTAACACTCCTTCTAAAACAGCATGTATATTAGTACCATTATTTCTAGCTTCCTAAGATATTTTAGCCTACGTTTGATCTTCTAGTGACGCATCATAATTGTCATAATTGGCTTTTTCTTTAAAACCTGTAACAGAAGTTAATATATTACCAGTTTTTTTATCTGTAAACCTATGTTCTACTTCATCAAAAGTGACAGTATTTGCTAAATTTTGTAGTATCTTTCTTACCTAATCCACAGATGGTATTTCTTGATGAAACACTCCAGATACTTTCTACGTATCTCCTAGCTGTTTACGAATCAAAAAACTATCTGTAATTTCGGCAAGCAAAGCTTGTTTAGCATATTTGTTATCAAACAGTTTTTTAACAAAATCTTTGAATTTCTACCACCAACTTCTAGCTTCGCCATTCATATTAGCCACCCTAATACCTACAGCTTGTACTAACTGTTCTTTACCACCAAATGTTTCAATACCTTCTTTAATTATTGGGGCATTGGAAAACATTTCTACATAGTAATGAGCATATTCGTGGGGAATGGTATCTTTTCCAGATTTAGTCATATCTATCAACGCTTGCATAGCATCTAAATCAATAGACCCAGCATATCCACCCTCTATGGCTTCTACAAATTTCAGTTCTATTTCTGGATACAGCTGTTGCATGATATATGCCATTCTTTGAGAGCTACTAAACTACTACGGAGTTTTGGCATCAGGTCTAGAATATACTTGTTTGCGCAATTGCGCAAAAGCCTCCGAAGAAGCTTTTGCATAATCACCTTCATATTTATCCCACAAATAATATGCTTGGTTTTCTCCAACCATATCTTCAAGAGTTTCAAACTCTTTCTTTACTTGTTTATTACTAAAATTTGGACAAAACGGAGTCATATTAATTAATTTTTACATTTATCTTTAATAGCATTACCTTTCTAATCACTATCTTCAGATTCTTTATTGTTATTTAACTCATCACCTATCTAATTGTACAGTGCCTAAAATACAGAAGACTGTTCGCCGAAATAATTTACAAACGTATATATCTACTTATCAGAATTGTTTTTGTATATTTCTATAGCAGTATTTGCAGAATCACCAATAATTGCTATTTTCTAACCATTTGCTGTTGGTATTTCAGTCTAATCTATAGATATTACATAAAATTCTTTATTTTTAAATCTAGCGTAGTCTCTAACTGGCAAATGATAACTGAAAGAACCGTCCGCTATAAAATACACAGCATCTACAGTATCTACTAAAGCTCTTTGTTGTTCAGAATCATCATTAGCTTTTTGAGAATTAAAATATTTAGAATAATCTATACTTCCACTTAAAGCGTCATCTATCTTATCCAGAGTAGTATTAGTGTTATTCATATAAATAGATTGTTCTTTCTCGCTTAAACTATTGAATCCCAATTTATTAAAATCATTGTCCTACCACAGTAAAGATCTTATAGTACCATCTTCACTAATATACCCGTCAGCCCTTAAAGCAAATGATTGTCTCTTATTACTCTTATATCCAAGTTTATTAACTTTATAATATACAGGATTAGAAAATGTTGCGCCTGTTTTTTTAGAAATAGAAGACACTTTTTCTCCAAGACGATATAAGTCATATCCATTAGAAGTAGTTATTTTAATAAAAGGACTATAAGTATTAGTACTTCTATTAAATAACGAATTAGACCCTTTAGTAATAGTAATCACATCATTGCCGACAACTCTTTTGATTACATATTTGTGATTTCTAGGAGATATAGTAGGAACATAATTGTCATCAGATACAGCTAATAAGCTAATTACTTGGTCTTTTTCAGTATTAGTCATACCTGTTGTTCTACCCATGACATTTTCAGCAATATACTAATTAAATGTCTTTCCACCAGCTCTTAAGTTAGCTAAGTACTGTGGTGGAATAATATCGTATACTGTAGTTCTAACAATACCACCAGCATTTGAATCAGTACCGCCAGATACATAGAACATATAAACTGCAAAATCTTCAGCCCATTGTTTTATTTCAGGATCAGTGCTATTGAATAATTCACTTAAAGCTAACTGGACATTATTTTTAACGTCAGAATCTTCTTTAAACTGTTGTGTAACCAACATGAATTGAGGAACTTTGACATCTCCAAGTTTGTTATACTTAACGGCGTTGAATAAGTCTATTCCTTCACCTCTACGCAACGCTTTACGTTTAATAGCTTCATATCTTCCAGGAACGCTATTTTCACCATATGTTAACTTCGCTAAAGCTTTTCCGCCAAATCTCTCAATTATATACTGGTTAAAGAATGGCAAATAAAGTACAGTTTTTATTTTAGGTCCAACCACTCTTAGGAATTCTTTACTTTGTCTACCGTATAAACCCCATTCTTTACTCAGTTCATTAGCAGCGTCAACGTACACTTTGGAAAATTCAGGTAATAATTTACTAAATGTGTCAAATATACCCATAACTCCTTTAGTATACTTAGCTCCTAAGAACGTATTATCATACATATCTCTAGGATTGTTAAATGCGATATTATATTCTGAGTTGAATTGATTCACACCTTGAATAAAAGAAAGTAATTGGTTAATATTAACACCATACTTCTTAGTATCAATCTGAGCATTTGAAATAGCATTGTGGTACTCTTTTGCTAATTCATACAATTGTTTAAACATGCTTGCATATGTAAGCTAATCTTTAATCCATCTAGCATCATGTTTAGGTTTAAGATTACCCATTAATACATCATGTTTAGTTAATTCTGAATATTCTTTTTCTGGTATGTTTTCATCACCTAAGGACTTTAATCTGTCATTATAATCTTCTATCACAGAATCCATAAAATACGTACCTCTTTTTTCCTAATCCGATACACCAATGAGTCCTTGTTTATAAGTCAACCAGTTATCAGAAATTTCCTTTATAATAGGTTGTGTTAAAAAAGCAAATGTATCATTACCAAACCCAGACGCAATTAACATAGCTACTACATCAAAAGTATAAGCGTTAACGTTAGCGTTACCGATATAGTTATCTTTAGCAGCATCTACAAACGCGTTAATAAGACCTGAAGTTGAATCCAATATTTCTTCACCGTATCTATCAAAAGTTTCTCCTAATTTCTACAATCCCAATTGTTCAATAATTGGGAATTTACGCATATCTAATTTAGCAATCTAAACAAAGAACTAGAATACACTATTTAATGCCATAGGTCCAATACCTGCATCAGAACCTGAATTAAGCTTTTTCTGTCTAGTTTGGAATACCGGGTTAAGATAAAATCCGTCTAAATTATCAGGTAACCCATCAGCTTTGCCACCTGAGTATTCTTCCAGTTCTTTTTTAGCAAATGTACTAATAGGTCCTGTAGCAACGTCCAATGGAGTACTAGTAGCCAATGCGTGATCTAAAGAAGTCAACACACCTTGATACATATCTAATAAGAAATTTTGTAATTTTTTGGAATCGGTGCTGCTTATATTATTCATCACTTCATCTATATCATACTTAACTTTTTGCATTTTACCATTAACAACTTCGTAATTGTATCTGGCTAAGAACATTTTATCAATATCGAAGTCAGAACCAGTAAGTGCAGTAATACCAGAAGGGAATTGGATCATGCTACCATTAAGACTAGGCACTATATCTACTATTTCAACAGGTATAGTTGAATTCTACCCCTGTGTAGGAACACGATACGATAATGCAAATAATTCTTTATTATCTAGTATGAACCTACGTTGATCTTCAAAGTTATCAAAATCGTATCCTTTAATTTTATTACGTTTAGCTTCCTGTATTACATCGTCAAAGAAATTTATAGACAATCTAACTTGCATTCTTTGATGAATATTGCCGTTGGAATCAATTTCTCCAGGCATATACAGATGTTTGTCAGCATGTTGCTTCAGATTCATGAAATTATCATAACCAACACTAGTGACCTGATACAAAGCTTTACCTGGAGTAACAGTATCTATTATAGTATCACCCATTTGAGCAAGAATACGAGACATCATCCAAGCAATATTTGGCATTGCTGCTGGGTGTATTTTAAATTCACCGTTTTCATCGACTTGGAAAGCCGCTACCGTTTCAGCTGGAAGATTCTCAGTTTGTGCCATTGTCTACAAAGACTTCATAAAAGCTTTTTTATCAACAACTCCGTTATCGTTTATACCCCACTTTTTGTTAAATTTAACAGACCCTCTTCTAGTAAGTTCATCTAGAACCGCTTTATAGAATGTCTGAAGCATTTGACCATCAACTGTAACACCATTAACTCTATATCGTCTGTCTTTATTTGTGTTCATCATTGCCACTTTCATAAATTGAGTCAATAGATTAGCGTCGTTTGTGTGATGTGAAGCTGTATTAAGCTAGTCTCCTAACAAAGAAAAGTATTGCGATTGAATTACTGAAGCATTTAGTGCAGCTCTATCCACCTTACCGTTTAAATCGAACAATTCAAAGTTGGGTAAACCTCCTGATTTAACGGCAGTTTCTTGTTTAACCACGTCTACATTACTATCTTGCATAAAATCGTATAACTGTTGTATTTCATGTCCTTCTACTTCAATTTTCCATAATACTTTATAAGAAGATTTATCATAAATTGGAGTAGTAAGTCCATCCATTCTACCCTAATCGTATCCGTAGTAAATATACTTAAGAGATGGCGATTCAAATTTAAATTTATCAGCAATACCAAAAATCCAACCTTTGTAATCACGCACTTCTTTACTATTCAAATTGGTTTTATTAGCATCGTATGCCTTAGCTTTTTTTACTAATTCGTCATAATTTATATTAAGTACTTTACATATATTATCCTAAATAAGCCTTATAGTTCTAGGAGTAAGCTTGTCAGATCCAAATTTATCATAATAAGTAAGTAAATTATATATGGCTTCAGATACATCATTCCATGCTCCTTTTCTCTATTGTAAAGCTCTAAACATTTGACTGGTAACCCAACTTTGAGCATCTGATGGGTCATTTTTAAGATAACCCTCATACCTGTTTTCAAAGTCTTTTACCGCAACATCTAATAACTAAGCATCAGACATAGGTTCGCCGTTGATCATTACTTTCAAACGACGTTCTTCTCTAAATTGTAACAACCTGCTTATAAGTTTAGCTTTACGATAACTATCTTTTATATTACCATTGTCATCTAAAACATCAGAAGTGTCAATATTTACTTTTATATTATTGTCTTCCAAATATATTTTAACCATGTCATCAGATAATCCAAGAGCTCTATAAGCTTCTCCCTTATACTTAGCTTGATTTACAACCATTGTGGTGTTCAAAGTAACAGAATTATAAGTGTTGCTATCGAATAGTCTATCTTCTTCGTCAAATGCATTTCTTATAGTACCTTTTTCTGAAGTAAGAGAAGTTGTGGAAACAATACCAGAATATCGTTTAGTTACACCGTCGATATTTTTATGATACGCAATATCTCCGTGACATAGTTTCTCAAATTCTGATATATCTGACATACCTTGTATTACAGCAGAACCAATAGCTCTATAATAATCATTACCGCTTAATTCATTTATGTTGACAGATTGTTTTCCATAAATGTATTTTTTAATTAAATCTGAAGGCAAGTAACGATTACTTGTTATATTACCAGCATCATCTACTATAATAGCTTTTAATTGTTGTAGTTTAACGATAGCGTACGCAATATTATCATTTAACATGCTTCTTATTTGTTTTCTGATACTTTCTCTGTTTATCATATCATAAACATAATCTATAGAACTTTGACGAGAATCTGTATCAAACATATTAGAAGATATTTTTTGCACCATGTTAGAAGAAAGATTTATAGATTTGCCTATATCTTTAAAGTGTCTAAACTCATATCCTCTAGGACCTTTTTTACCAGAACGTAAATCTATATGGAACGCTCTTCTATAATATCTATCGTTAACTTCATCATACAACCATTGCTACTCTCCTTCTACGTAATGATACGTTTTTACTAATAATCTAAGTAACTTGGCAGCTTCTGGATTATTTTTAAATATTTGTTCCTACTACAATGAAGACAATTTTGAGAACGAATCAATAGTGTAATTACTATTAGTTACCTAGTTCAACTTTTCAATGAAGTAATCTCTAGTGTATCTAGCATCTGATATAGCCATAATTTCATCTGCCAAATAACCAACAAATACATCTATTACTTTAGGATTTATATCTAAATTATCATTGATTATGTTTTCAAACATCGGTATGCCTTCAATATCAGCAGCAAATCTTTTATTAGCCAACGCTGGTGTAACATGTTTACCTGACCATATGGATATAAACCTATTTGTCAAATCTTCTAGTTCTGTTACTTCTTTATCTGCTACAGAGTCATTCCATTCATCATCTAATACTGTACTAAGTTTTGTGTGTACTTGTACTTGTTTAGCTCCACCTAAATTTTTTAGTGTACTTAACCACACAGAATGAGAATTATAAATATTATTCAACATCTTATCAACCCATTCTTTAGTGTTAGCAAGTATGGCAAAAGTTCTAGTTATGAAATTATACTATCCTATTGAATATATTTTGGTATTTCTGGGACCTTTTTGAGATTGTGTGGATGGTATAGACTTAATATAAGAACCAAACATTTGAGATAGCTAAGTAAGAATACCTTTTTCTGTAAACATCTCATCTAACTTCTTATATACTCCTTGCTAACGTTTATTAGAAGATTCTAGAAGTCTAAATTCAGAAACATTAGATGTATTTAACTTATTTAAAGGCTGTAAAAGTAAATTTTTACCAACCTTACCACTTTTAGATGCATTACGCATAGCTTTCTGCCAAGCTACAGCGTCTTGCTATAAATCTCCAGTAATAGTTCCAAATTGATAAAGTTTATCTGCTTCTCTAAGTACGTCTTTTATAGACTCTAAGTTTTCTATGTTTAATTTGTTCATAGCCTATTTTAGTGGGGCTGTCATATTTCTAAATAACTTGCCGGCTTCACTAGTAGTAGCTACACTGTTTAATTTATCAGAAATGATATCAAGAGCAACAATCATAGATCCTTTCCACTTATTATCTAGTTTACTTTGAATGGCATCTAAACTTCCGTTCTTAGTAGTAGCTCCATATCTATATTCGCCATTTGAACCTATGTTTCTAGCAGTAGTAGTGTAAGAATGAGTTTCAAAATTATGAATATATTTAACAAAGTCAGTAAAGAATCTGTTCAATAAAGCACTATTAGTGTTTTCATTACTAAGTATATGATATACCTACATCATAGTAGAGCTATTTTCTTCTTCCATTTGTGTCTTAGCTGCTGAATACAGTTTGTTCAACATATCTTCTACACTATTAGAATTAGTTATAGCGTGTACTATTCTAGTGTATAAATCTCTTACGTTTGCAAATTTGAGTATACCATCTGGTGTATATTTAGCAGTAGCTGCATCTGTAGGATCTAAATCAGTTATAGACCATAGTAACATTTTCATACTAGCGTCTATACTGTTATACATATCTCTCATATAACTATCTCGATAGTCTGAAAATCCTAATACATCTATACCGTACTCTTGTAATTCATCTTGTCCGTCTTCTGTAATTTCAACATCTTCTTCAATATCAGCTTTTAATACTTTATTAGGATTATGAGAAGTATCTTGAACAAGATTGAATTGACGCTCTACAAAATTACGAATTATTCCAGCCCATTGATTCCAAGTATCGTCTTCTACGATATTTTTATAAACATTGATAAGTCTTACCATCTTAGCCTAAGCTATAGCAATATCATCATCATTAAATCGGCTTAAATTTTTATCAATTTTTTTATTACGTAATTGTTTGTCTAACTCAATGACGGCTTTAGTATATGTTGCTATATCATGTTGATAAGATGCTCTTAGCGCATCAGTGTTTATAGATAGTCTACCATCTGTATTTGTATATATGCCAGAGTTATAAATTAATTTACCTAGCATATCACGCATTATTTCATTATATTGAATGGCGTCTTCAGCTAAAGTAACTCCATTTACCTTGAAACCAGAATATGCAGGAGCTTTACTGTACATCTTTTCAAACTCTTCTATGTTGTTTTTAGTAGCTTTGGCATATGCAAATCTACCAGAATACATATCTTTAAACAATTTGTTAAGATTACTGTAATTAGGATTTATATTTTTACCAGAAAGCTTCCTTACTATATTTCTCACAGCATCTGCAATATGCTGAAATACTTTACTGAAGATATTACCTTCGTAGTATTTATCAGGGTGTTCCCGAGAACTTTCTATTACAAATTCAGCAAATCTGTCTGCTAAATACTCTTCTATCTACTAATTTGAAGCAAAAGCGAGATCTGTGTTTTTATTACGAGCATCATTATACATCTTATCTCTTTGTTCTTTAGAAAGAACAAATAGACTAATTCTGTGGAAAGCTTCATGATAGAACGAACCTCTAGCAATCTTATTAAGCTTAGCATCTCTATACAAACGTATACCAGATGCTGCACATTCTCCAAATACATAAATCTGAGCACCTCTAACTTTATCCCACACTCTTTTCCCTTCTGGTAAGAAAGAGAAATCAAAGTCTTTACCCAATATAGTTGTTACTCTATCTAAAGCAGAATCGTAATCTTCTTTCTACACGTGTTGGTCTAAGAAGTCAAATATAGCACCAGTATTAACTCCATCTTGATATACTAGTTCTCTAGCAAACTAATCAGCTAATTTACCAATATTATCATCAAACAACGCTTCTGATCTAGAACTGTACAATTTGTTTTGTACACCCCATATTGCTAACGCTCCAGATATAATATCTTTAGCTGTATTTATATTTTCAGAGTTTCTAAGATTTTCTAATCGTTTTGCATTGTTCTTATCAGTAGAAGACCCCGTCTTTAAGAAATCTATCAGTTCCTATACAGATTGTAACTATGGTTTTTCCTGTATTGGAGTAGCAAACTGTGAAATTGGAGTAGGTCTCAAATTAAGACCTTTTAATTCTGTTTGAGTTTCAACACTAGTTTCAGGTTTTTGTTTGTATTCTTCTAGTGCAGAAATAAAAGAATCATAATCTTCATCTGTTATATCTTCTTGTGAAGATAAAGCTATTTCCAAATCACTGCTACTACTATCTTTTGGTATTTGAACAGTAATTCCATTGAAAGACATTTTTAAATCTTCTCCGATCTCTTGTATACTTACTTTAGTATCTTCGGATGGTTCATCTTCAAATTTTACAGTTGTTTCACTAACTGTTTTTGGTTGTACTGGAAGATTCTCAATAGGAGTATTAAAACCGTTATATCCTACTGGTAAATTAGTTTGAGGCTAATTATGAACTACCTGCTAAACTGGTTGTTGTGGAACAGTGTTAGAGTTGGATACCAACTGCTGCATAGCTTCAACTAATTGCTGTAACAAATTTCCTTGCTCAGATGATTGGGACGATGTTTGTTTAGTATCTATGTCAAAATCAGTATGTTCAAAACCTCTACCGAAGAATATAGCTTTACCATCTATTTGTACAAACTTACCTTCTTCGTCTGCAAGTACTAATTGAACTTGTTTTTTATTAATAAGAGCTTTGATTAATCTAGCTATAAACTGCGGTTGTTCACTTATAGCTATACTAAGCTGACCAGTATCAGTATCTGCTGACAAATCAGCATCGTACGTAGCGGTAATTCGTTTGCTACGCATTCCATATACAGCTACTTTGTATTTTCCAGGTTGCAATTTGCCATCTTTAGCAAAACTGTTTATACGATCTTTAAACCCTTTCAAGAAGTTCTCAATGTATTTTTGTGCTTCTTTTAGACCACCTTTACTTTCTTGATTGGTCATTTCGTCATACAATTGATCAGAGTTTATTTCTTCCCCTAATCTTTGTTTAGCTTCAGCAGAAGTACCACTATCTTGAGTTCTCTAAGCAGAACTAACAAATGTTACCTTTTTCTTATAATTTACATATACGCTGGGCTTAACTGTAATAGCATTTGATGTTCTATTTAAATCTGTTAATACAATACCGTCATCAATAAGTATTGTAGAATAAACTTCGTCCGCTTTGTGGTCAAAAAGAATATTACCATCCTCATCCTGTACTTTTAAATTATTACCGAGTACACTAGAGCCTGCTAATTTTTCTCTATCTATACGATATGTTTTATTTTGAATTATAAAATTTATTAATTCTTCAAAATTATTTTCATTAAGTAATTGCTGCCCAAAATGAACTCCTTGTTTATCTACATACAACAGTCTAGCGTAATTATTATCTGATGGATTATTAGCTATAGCTTCTGTTCCGGTATATATAAAAGTATCTAACAATTGTTTAACAGACATGTCTGTGTCTATGTTAAATCCCTCTACGTTTATATCTCTAACGTAACTACTTAAACTATATTTTCCATCGTTTATTCCTTTAAGTATAGAAGCTAAGAATTTAGCAGTTGTTCTATCAAATCTTTTAGGATTTAAGTGCACAATAGTGTGTCTTCTAGAAGAAGATAAGAAAGAGGGAGTTATGAGGTAAATAGCACCAGGAGTACCGTTAGCATCCTTTACCAGTACTTTTTCACCTTTACTGTTAAAATACACGATGTTAGAACCTACTTCTGAATCATATGAACCATAACCAAAAATTACAGGAGATACTTTTTTACCTTCAAATTCATTTTTACTTATTTCTTCTTCAAGTTCTTTTTCTAATTGAGCATTTACTTGGTTTATTTTCTAATCGTACACTTCATTGATTTTAGCAATAATGTGTGATTTGGTAGCTCCAGCATTATCGTATTTTAATACAAATTCTCCTTTTCTATTAACGCGTACAAGTTGATCATACAATTCTTTACCAAGTAATTCTTCATTGTCACCAATAAATTTAATCAGTTCTGTTTTTTTCCTAATTGATCTTACAGTTTTTTGTAAACTTTCTTGCTCAGTTTGAAGTTCCTACTTTCTTACTTCTGATTCTAGCTATCTACCTTCTGCTGACTCTTCATCCTATGCGTTACGCTTTAACCAATCTACTAAAGAAAATACATATTGACCATCGGAATTTTTGATTAAACCCAATGCTTGAATTTGATTTAATTTAGATTGTTCGTGTTTAGCTACACGATTAAAATTATTATAATCTATATTATTCAGAGGCTCAGCAGTACCCATAGTAATAGCTTGCATTACATTAGTAGGTCTACTTAATCTTGAGAATCTTCTATTGTCAAAATATTGAGATATTATACGATTACCCTCCTCAGAATTACCATTTTTCTTAAAATTGTAACCCAGAATCTCTAGCTTATCCATAAATTCTTGTGAATCGTGGCTATCTCTAATTAATTTTTCAATAGTATTACCTATTCTAACTAACAAATCTCTATTATCCTAAGTGTCCAGTGTACTTACAACTTCACCGTTCAATTCAATACTTAATGAATTTTTACCATTAAACCATCTGTTGTTTAAAGCTTCCTGTACGGTATCTTCTACTATAGGCGTAAGATTATTATCGTCTTGGTAATTCTTATAAGACAAAAACAATTCTGGCGAATATTTTTGAGCAAAAGATAATAATAATTTAGCCCTTTCAGTATTAGCACTCTATACTTTTGTCCCTCTTTTTTCAGCTTGACCCAAAGTAGGTATAACATACTTAGGTATAAAAGTACTATGTAAGTCAATTAATCCGTCTGCATACTTTGCTAAACCTTTAAGTAAGTGAGCTAATTTAGTAGTATTCTACTGTTCTTCACTAAGTGGTTGATTAAGAGATTCAACATCTACATTATTATAACCAATCTGTTTCGCTAATTGTACAAGTTCGTTTAGATGAGCAGATACTTTAGTTATTGCTTCTGGTAATTCACCTTCATATCTTTCATCTATTTCTTTAGATGTCATTGTTTGACCAGCTTCATTTTGATAAATATTTAGATTAGGGTTTACCACTGTTGTAACTTGATAATTGTATCCACCATTAGTTACAATCATGTCCCCAGGCTGGAATCCTATTTTGTTGGTATATTCTGGTTTAGAAGATTCAGTTTCTAATCCTTCTACATCTTCTTTTTTCTCTACCTTTTTATAATTATACCATAAATTATGTATTAATTCCGAACGCGAATCAAGTTCAGCTTTAGATGGCTCAGTAGAATACGCATAACCTGCAAAATCTGCACTAACTACATATGACCATTTATTACCAACTCTTTTTTGATTAAAATAAATTCTCACAGGTAAAGCATATACCATATTATCATAATCGTCCTTGCTGAGTTTAGCTAATCCTACAGTTATACTGTCTATTTCACCATTAGCCAATTTATTTATATTTTCTATTATATCGTCTGTAGCTTTACCTTGTTCTCTAAGATACGCTATCTACCTTCCTATTTTATTAAAATCATCAATAGCTTTGTATCTGTTTAACGTGCGACCAAATTTCTTCAATATCGCAAAATCCTTACTTATTTCCTATTTAGCTTCATCAGAAGATTGATAAGGCATAGTAATAAAACCTCTCCAGAATTTACTAGCATAGTAAGGGTTGCTTAGCATAGTAGATATTCTAGCTCCCATACTATTGTTCAAAGGATACCCTTTAACCATTAAAGGTCGGTCTTTACTCTTTTCTATTAAATCTTGTTGATGTAGAGGACCGTGCTTTTTACCAGTTTCGTTATCAAGATTAAATTCAAAAGTATCTCCATCTACAGAATCTATATTTCTTTTTCTATTTCTAGACTTTTTATTAGCTTCTATATCTTGGTTTACTGAATTTACCAGCCTCTTCAATTTATTACTAAATTGTTTAGTGTTACCTAAATTGTCTTTGGAAGTAAGTGTCTATAAGAAAGGATCGTCAGATTTTACGGTAAACTAATTAGAAAAATCTACAGCTGATGCTGCTTCTTTTAATTGAGATATTGTTTTTCTCAACGAAGTAGCAGCTTGTTTACTAGCTTCATCTTCCTGACTGTCTAACAATTTTAATTCGCTTTCTAACGTATTTATCTGTTCATTAATTCTAGTTTTTTCAGAATTTTGTACTATTTTCCTACCACGTAGTAACAATCCTTCTTTTTCAGAGTATTCTGAATTTGTAAAATCAAAAGAATATCTATTTCCGTTTTCATCAAACCACACAGTAGAGTCACTAGGAAAATTAGGATTGTGTCTCTATGTCCTAGCGTTGTCTTCATCTACTAAATCCGTCAATCTGGTTAATTGATCGCCTAAGTGTTTAGCGGCTTTTTGTAACTTATCTAAATTCTATTTATCTTGGTCAGATATACTTTCAGTGTCTTTTTTATCAGTATATCTTTTAGACAATTTATTCATTAAGTTTTTAAGGTATCTTGCGTAAGATAAAGCATCTGTACCCACAAGATCTCTGCCTTTATTTACTTCATCAACAATATTGTGTAATACACTTTCTTGTGGTATTGAATTCAACAAAGTTTCAAACTGCGATATAGTATTATTTATATCTTGCTATATTAACTGTTGTTGTTCTGTAACTTGAGCGTCTTGTAATGCTGTAACTTCATCTTCTAATTGTTTAGGAGACTTTGTTTCATTAATTTCTTCAACGTCTTCGCTGTGTTTTCTAGAAGCTTCGTTAACTGCGTCTGCTAATTTATTTTGTATGTGTTGAGCCTCTCTATATTTAGTTATTTGCTAAGATATGTATTCTTTGTCAACACTTTGCAGTTTTTCAGATTTTTCCTGCAATAGCGGAGATATTATATTCAATATACCTCTATTTTTAGAATTATTTTGAATATTCTTAAATAGTTCTGTATCACTAATTAAATGTTCATCTAATTCATTAAGAGCATCTTCTGTCACATCTAATTCTTTAGCCAATCTACTGATATTATCTTTTATACGCTTCTTAGATTTTCTATTCTCCGACAACGTTTGATTCAAACTGTTTGTAGCATCAAATAACCCAGTATATTTACTTATTCTACCTTGCGTTAATGCAGCTTTAATTTGTGTTTCCGCTATTGACTAATCGGTTAAACGATCATAATATTGCTGAACTTGTTTATCAATTAAAAGAGTAGCTATTTGTAACAGCTGCGCGTCTGTCAAATTGTCTTTCTTCAAAAGCTGTTTAGCTTTGTTTTTAAAATCTTCATTTTCTAGCAAAGTAATAGCATTTCTTCCGGCAACTAAACCTTCTTTTGCTTTCAAAACCATAGCTTTAGAAAGTTCAGTTTTAGCGTTCCATGAAAGAGCTAATAATAAATCTTCATCTTCTACGTCCAAATTCAGTTCATTTAACTGTTTAGCTGATTGCTTTTTATGAGAAATCAAATTATTATACTCTTCTCTCTACTCACTTATAAAAGTGTCAATGTCAGCATCTTTAGGAATAGAACCATCTTTTGTTAAAACAGTAGTATCTAAATTGTATTGTGTAGTTTTTCCATCCGACCCTTTTTGTTTTAACATATTACCAATTCTGTCTAGCATATCAAGGTAAGTGCCATTACTCATTCCCTCTCTTACCTTTTTATAAAAATCAGAATTACGGTTAATTTCGTCTTGTTGCATTAACGCTGTAGCAACATAATCTCCAACTCTTTTACTTTGAGTAATGTCGTTGAATGTTTTTCTAGCATTTAAAGCAGAACCGATTGCACCTTGTGGACTAAAAAATGGCAACAGTGCACCACCCATCATCTCCTCAAATAGCTGTGCATCATTTTCATATTCATGGTTAATATTAAAAGCGGCTCCTAAAGTTTTAGCCCTCAACCATAAATTGTCTATAGTATCTTCTACTAATTGACCATCTGTCAATGCGTCATAAAATGATGAATTTGCATAATCGTCCGCATACTCATCATTCATATACTTCTTAATAATTACATTTTGTGCACCTTCTTCTGACGCTTCCACTGCGCTACGCCATACAGAACCTGTTGCAAAATCAAAAAGCTTGTCAGCTATTACTTTTTTTCTTAGATTGGAGCCAAGATTTGCAACCTGTAATCCTTGCGCCATTCTGTTAGACATTGCTTGTTTAAATGGACTACCTATAGTTTTATATGCAAATTTACCAACAGTTTTTGCAGTGCCTGTTAGATATTTACCCAACGGTATAAAATAAGATAAATCTGATAGTACTTCTCCAAACCCAAGTGCATTATTCTGCTCATATATTCTTCTAGTTCCAAGATATGCTTCTTTAGCTATTTGATCAAATTCTGAAGAACCAGATATGATATCGCCATCTGCTAATGCCGCTTGTATTATTTCATTATCGTTTAAATAAGTAATGTCTACACCTTTTTTAGCCAATTGCTGTTTAGTATTATTGATTACAGGTTGTAGATCTACATTTCTCTTTTCAGCTAGTTGCTATACTTTTTCAGAATACCCGTTAAATGCTTCCATGTGGGACTCATTCTCACGCGAGGTTATTCCACCAAATAATTGAGCTGCGCCAATAGAAATTATACCACCTAATACAGCACCCGCTGCGGCTCCAACAGGTCCAGCAGCAGCTCCAATTGCTGCTCCTAATTTAGATCCTGCTACAAATCCCCCCCAACCTGCCAACATACTGGTAGTCTGATACAGGGCACTAGTGTTACTAGTACCCATAGTGGATGGCATTTTGTAGAAAAAATTACCCCATCCGGCGGTAGCGTCATTACTCTTTCTTGTATAGTACTGACTTATATCATAGTTCTTATAGGACTGATTTAGTTCTTCTAAATCGCCTAAATACTATTTATAATTTTCGTCATATTGTTTTTGGTTATCATTTATGATACCTTGTAATTGATCTCTATTAGGGTCTGCCTAATATGACCAACTACCATTCTTACGCATAGCATCCGTAACATTTCTTATTTCATTCTAAATAATAGCTACTTGGTCTTTAGAATCAACTTGATCTAATTGATCATATAACTCTAACAGTTTCTAAGAATCATTAATGTTCTATTTATTAACTGTCATTTTATCCTGAGAAGTCTACATCTAACCTTTTTGTAAACTTCTATAATAATCTCTAGTTGCATCCTAAGCCCAATCTATGAAATCATAATCTGCTGCCCAATCTGAGGTATTTTTGTTTTCATAGTAAGCCTTATCCAGAAATCCAATGCTGTTATTTCTGTATAATGTCGGATTTTTTGTAGCGTTCTATAAATTTATGTATGACATATTTGTTATTAATTAAAATCCCATTCCAGGAGTCCAGTTATTTATCTAATTCATTAACGCATCATCTTGCTGTATCTACATTTCTTTTGTATTTGTCGTACCAGTTTCTTTCTAATAGCTTCTGTTTGTCATAATTTTATCAACATCACTATCACTAGTACCCAAAACCATCCTTACTGTAACGTATCCTTGTGACCATCTGGAATCTTCCCCAGCTCCCTCTGGAGCCCCCGATACAGTAAACCCATAGTCTTTTAAAGTATTTTTAGGATTTTCTATTCTCCACCAAGAAGTATAAGCGTTTTCTATATCTTTGTAAGGTACATTCACACTAACAAGTAAACCTTTAGTATTACCTTGTTCTATGTAGCCTTCTACTTTGTCAATAGCTACTTTACCAAAATCACCTTTGGCTATTCTTTCTTCTATATCAAAATTATCTTGACCCCAAGTACCTCTATCAAGATGCATATTTTTAATATCATTAATTTTGTGTCCAGCTTGTTCTACAAGGCTTGTAACATAAGGATTATCTAATACAATGCTTCTGGGAGATATTAATTTATTAGGATCTATAATATAACCTACTTCTTCATTTACTTTTTTATTAGATCCAAATAAACTATTTAACATATTTTGATTTAAATTCGGTCCAACTGGTTGTGTAATTATTCTTAACCCATCTTCCCATATATCGTGTACTTTCTTTTCGTCGTACATATACTCTCCACCATCAACGTACATTCTAAAGTTACTAAAAGGATTTGCATTAGGATCTAATTGTAATGTTTTATTAAAAGCTTTTTGCATGGCTCTACCCTCTGCCTCTTTTATCATATTTTGATGCTATTCTTCATACTACTATATAGCAGAATTTATTTTATTTCTATCTTTATCACTAACTACAGGAGATTGTAGCGCAGCTTGAAATGCAACTTGATCTAATTCTTCAGAATCTTGATGTCCTTTAGCAATAAGAGTTTGTTTAATTAGTTCTACAGCTTGTGCAAATTTAGGATTGCTATTAATAATTTGATTAGTAAGATTGTCTATATTAATCTAAGATTCTTCTGTAAGTTTTTGATATTTCTGAAGGAAACCGGGATCTGATAATTCGTCTCTACTATCGTTAGATAAAGTTCTATTGAATATATTTTGACGATGTTTCAAGTACTATCCAGTTAGCATATCACTAAGCCCTAACACTGTACCAGAAGACTTATCCTAACTACCTTTTCTAGCTTGTGCTAATCTTATAGCAGCTCTATTCTAATACTCAGCCATAACATATGGATCTACTACAGGCTTCTTTCTAACATATTCTAGTGCATCATTCATAGCTTGATTTCTAAAAGCATTCTCAGCCTACTCTAAGGTCATACCATTTTTCATCATAGCTTTTATATGAGCTTCTGCTATAGGGGTATTACGTATGGATGACCAATTAGTATCTACTTGTCTTATTACAGTATCTGCATCAACACCAATCCAATTATATCCTCCTTTACTATACAAGAACGAATCTTGCAAGTTGTTTACATAAGGTTCTACTTGTTCTCTAATTGATTGATAGCGAATAGGATTTAAATTATTCATTATTCCCTAATCCTTAGTATTCCAATTAGTTATGTCAACGTCGTCCATATTGATATCGTACCTACCTTCTGCTTGTAATTTAGCTATATTTTGCTCGCGAAGTCTAAGATTTTCAGCAGATTGTTGATATTGACTTAACAAGTTGTAATCTAAGTTGTTTATAGTATTTTGCAATCTAGCTCGATAATCTGCATTTTTCATAACACTTGGGTTAACAGCAGCTTCTTGTATTAGAGGATCTAGAACTTTTATAGAAGCATTATAATAATTCTATGTATCTACGCTAGAAGGTGAAACAAATTCTCCAAATTTTTTAATATTTGTTTCTAATTCTTTTTCTGCTTGCTTTCTTTGGTCTGCATAATCTTTACCTAATGCATATAATTTTTCAAACGGTATTGGTACATATTGACTAATATAACCATAAGAAGCAGGTTCATCATATCTATTAACCATTTTTTACTCTATTTAATATTTTATTAACTCTATTAAGTACATTGTCTTCTGTACCATAATTAAGCATGGGTTGTAACATTTCCAAAGCTGCCATATCCATACTTGTTTGTTTTTTATCTCTCAGTGACGCTCCCCAATTATTTAAAGCTGAAGCAAAATTTCTTCTATTTATATTTCTAGCATTTGCTTTATTCTGTGCATATTCAGTAGCAGCAGTGTGCCTAGCATCAGCATACTGTTGTCCCCATTGATTAGCTATTTGAGCATTGTTAAACGCCATTTGATTTTCAGCATTATTTTTAGTAGCGTAAGCATTAGCAATAGTTTTGTTCCTATTAACTGCTGACTGTAAACCAAATGCCATATTAGCTCCAGTGTTAGGATTAATATTAGCCATATTATACCTAGCAATTCTATCACTTAAAGTAGCTTCTCTAAGTATAGGATCTATGTTATAATTAGTAGGACTATATACTGGATTATAAGTGTAAGTATCTACTTTTTCTGCACGTTCTCTGTCAAATAGAGGAGCTAAAGTAGCCACAGTAGAATATAAAGAAGACATATCTAATCCATTACTTACTTCATCATCTGGAAAAGGGTTATACACAAATGGTCTACCAATATTCAATTTGGGTAAAACTTTACTTGGTTTAGAAGTTAATTCTGTTAAAGATGGACGATCATTACTAAAAGGTTGTATTGGTCCAGTAATTTGTTCCTAAACAGGCTGTTGCACACTTGTTTGTGCTGTACTTCTTTTTGTACTTGGAGTGTTACGAACTGCTGTCTGTGGTATTGAGGTATCTTGAGTTATTGTGTGGGTTGAATAACTATCAGAAGTATTAGTACCTATTGCACCCAAAGCAGGTGTGTTGAATTCAGGGTTAATAGAAGATAATCGCTCGCCAACAGTAAGGTCACCCCAATTACCATTCATATACATATTTCCAATAAAATAAGGATCATTTGCATTTGGTATACTGTTCGTAGTTTTATTCTACTAATAAGTAGAGTACCTCCCTGCTCCAGACAGACCTATAATTCTAGGTTCACCTTGAGTAAATACATCTCTATACAAGTTCCAATTAAATCCGTCATTAATTTCTTTAAGATCTGTAGCGTTTTTACTCACTGGCACAGCTTCGTTATTTCCGGTAACTTTATATTGTTTTCCTTTATACTCAAAGGTGTCACCAATCTAATATTTTTTACCAGCTACTTCAAAAGCGTGATCGTTAAATATTGTTGGTGTATTTTTCTTTATATTTTTATTTGGTAACTTTAAAAAATCGCGTTTACCAACATTATGTGTACTTTTAGTAGCAGTATCCTATTTTAGGGCGATTGGCTGTTCAATCTCCTCAGAATCATTGTAATTCTAAATCCACATAGAATCGGGTAGAAGATTGTTGCGTACATCATTCATTTCAACAAAACCTCCTGTGTTAGGATCAATATAACCAAAACCACCTAGCATAGGGTCGTATATATATTTTAGTTTTACTTTTTTTCTGCCAGATACGCCAGAAGTTCCTTCTTCATAAGTTGGAATACTTTGTTTTTTATTTGTTTTTTTATTCTTTATAGATTCTTGCTATTCTAATAAATTCTAATAAGTTATTTGGTTATTTCTTTCATTTAGCATCTAACTATTTTCAGCATATATATTATTAGCTTTCTTATTGCTTTTTTTCATCAATTTCTTACCCATTTCTGCAAATGTTTTATTAGTTCCTGGAACTTTTAATTTATCACTCAATACTTGAGTTCCAACAGGTACATTTAATAAATTGGAATCCGTAGGTTTACCTTCTTCTGGTATAGATCCTATAGTTCCATCTGGCATTCTTAACATCTCACCATCATCTAAATAAGCCATGGTAGATGGTACTACACCACCTTTAGATAAACTTAATTCATTGTATCCATTTTCTTGATAGTAATCGGCTGCTACCTATTCAGACATTTGTCTGGCTTGAATACCGTTTTTAATTCTACCAGCTTTGTTACGTATATAACTTTTACTGTGACCGAATAGACCAGCTATTCCTGATGGTAATTCATATTCACCAGTCTGTTCATTAACAGAACCGCCAGAACCTATACTTGAAGTAATACCACCAATAGCTCCACCTATTACTGCTCCCCAAGGTCCACCAATAGAAGCGCCCATTGCAGCCCCAGATCCTATTCCACCTATTACACCAGCTGCTGTAGGTTTCTTTCCACTAGTAGCATTACCTATCATACTACCTACAGCACCAACTCCTTGTGTAACTACATTCGCTTTATCTACTCCACTCATATTACCCCAGTTTGAAATAGCATCAGCACCGAAAGCATATTGAGGAACTCTTTTTAATTTCTTAGTTTTCATATTATAACATTGAATATCTATAAGTTGTTTTAACATAAGGAAGCTTAAATTCTCTGTTATCATTACAATCTAATGTATAATTACAGATTAAGTATTTTCCTCTCATTCTTCCAGCATAAGACATATTAGTCTATTGTTGCTACCCTGGATTATTTTGTTTCTCTCTACTTATTGGGAATCTAAATGTATCTTCTCTCTATTCTATCTATTTCCAATCAATAGGTTCTGTTTCCTAATTCTTAGTATTAAAGTGTATATCAGATATTAACGTAGGCTTAGTTTCATCTCCAATGTCTACAAATTCAGCAGAGAACCATTGATTATCAAATACTTTAGTATATGCTATATCTTTATTAACTACAAATCTAACATAAGATATTTTCTCTTCTTTGGTAGTACTATTAACATCATACATATTATGTAAGTAATAACAATTATTGTTTTTAATAGTAACTAATCTAGTAGAGAATGGGAAGAACCAGTTTGGATTATGAGTATAAAAAGAAGTAAATACATTTAGTTGTTCATTAAATATTAAACATCTGTCATATATTCTAAACCATACTTCATTATATTTCTTATCATAGAATGATACTGGATTCTTTCTAGCATTATCTGGTAATCTATTTAAATACGTCTATACTTGTTTTACTTTAGATAACTCATTAAAGTCATTGCTAAGTGAGCATATAACATTTTTATCTAAATCATACCAATACAAAGTGGTTTCAGAATTAGTAATACTCTTATCATTAATGATACTATCACCATTTAAAGTAACTAAGTAATCGTATCTGGTAAGAATACCACCAGTACCTAATGTTAAAGCTCCAGCATTATTATCAGTAATCAAGGACCTATCGTTAACAGATGCTATACCTACAGCACTATCCTAGAAGAAATACAATTTGTTTTTAAATACTTTAAGATTAGTAACGGGTCCATATGTACTATCTGTATCTAAATAGTTAGCAAATTTAAATTTAGTCCAACTATCTGTTTGTTCATTATTTGTTTTTAACTCTGAACAAGTGATTCTATTCATGCTTTTAACATCATCCTCAGCATATATAGATTTCTGTATATAATTCTTACTAGTACTAGTATTAGAGTAAGCAGCATTATATACGTACATTGGAGTTTTCTAAGTATATAGAGTGTTCATCTATCCTGGATCTGTAAGGAAGTAAACATTAGCTTCACCAGTTTGACCATTTCCAGATGATTCTACTATATCTTGAGAGTAATGTTCATCATTTCTATAGTACAGGTTTATACTAGATTCTAGTGGAATGTAAGCTCCAACATATCTCTTAAAACCATTTCTATCATCAGGGTCATTTCTAGTAAATAGCATAGTATGGGTATAGTCCAATACTCCTAAATATGTATCACCACCAAAACACATTGCTTTATCGTATCCTTCCCAAGATGTTTTAACATAAGTATTAGTACTGTTATATATAGAATAGCTTCTACTCATAAAAGTGTTACCACCATACTGTGTAGTGTTTTTCTTTATGTTAACAAACAATACAGCGTTGTGTCTATATTTCCTTAATAAAGGAGTGGTACGAATTCCAGTATAATTACCAGAGTATACATCTGGAGCACTAATAGCTAAACATACCCCATGAGGACCAAGTGCTTCTCTAGAGCCAATACTATAGTTTATAAAACCAAATCTATCTATGTAATCTACTATTTGTTTAGCATCAAATGCTTCTTGATATGGAGATATGTTAGTTGGCTTAGTTACATCTTTTATAGGGAAAGATTGACGCAAATTAGAATTATCTTTGTGAGCATAATTCTTACCAAAGAATTGATAGTATTTACATATACCACCGCTTACCATATCACCATCTTGTTCATAACCATCGAATACTCCCTAAGAAGCACTAGGTTTATTACCAGTATGTTCAGAATATTCTACAGGTCCACCAAATGGATTTTGTACATTATTAGTACTTTTTCCTAATACTTTAGTAAACGGTATACCTAATCTATAATGCTTGTTGTTAGCGTCATTACAATATGTAGCAGAGTGTGCACAATATAATGGCACAATACTCATACCACTAGTAACAATCTGATCTGATTTCTCTTTATTAAAACATATATCAGCTGTCACTAAATCAAATATACCGTATGTGTCAAACGGATTCTAATCCTAAGCATCTTGTTGTACAAACAGATTCTTACTTGAATTATAGAACCCTTGTACAAATTCTGGAGCTACACCTTCTTTAAAAGTAGGCATAATAGTAGGTCTTCTATCTATGCTACCTATAGAGTATTCTGCTCTATAATCTTCAGTATTATTGTACCACCCGTTGAATCTAATAGTTCTGTTTAGTAGTCCCTAAGTAACTATTGTTCTATCTGCTAATGTTCTATCACATCTTACTATTTCATAGGCTACTACATCAGTAGGAAGATTATTCACATAGAACATTATACCAAGTGGATGAGATACTAATTCGTAATTACCAGATCCATCTACAGTTCCGCCAAAAGTAAAAGGTTCATAACCTTCAACATCAGCAGAAGGGAATCTAATATCTCCAATCCAATGTACAGGAGAAGGTATATTCTTATTGTTATATAATATTATACCATATCTATATACTTCATCTCTTTGATGACTTAAGAAATTAGATACATAGTAAGGATCACAATAGTTTCTTATTCTAGATTTACCATCACTATTAAATGTATGTACTAATTCTTTTGTTTCAGGACATACTAACTTAATAGTATTATAAGATTTTTTAGATGATGATAAGCTCATACTATATGGTACAAATTTATCACCCTCATCGTCAACTACTGGAGTATTGTCAGACTCTATTAAATCTGTTATAATAAATCTATAACTAATATTTAGACCTCTACCACCTCTAATAATTCCATTATCATCATATCCAAATGCATATTCATCTGTTGAATTATTAGGATATACCATTGAACTATTCATTGGGTTTATACAATCGTGTTCTTCTGGTATAACTAAATCTGTTTCTGGACTAGTTAGTTCTTGAAAAGTAGTAGTAATATCTTGATTACTTATACTAGAGTTTAATTTAATAATACCATTACTATTACATCTATATGCTCTAGCATCATAATCTACATCCCAAGTTAATTCCTGCACATTAGAAGCAAACAACCTATTATCCATTTTTGCTATACTTTTAGCATTAAATTCAAATGGGACAAGATCGTTAAATTCTTCTATACTTAATTCGTTAACGTAACTACTACCAACATCATTGTAATTAAATGTTATTACATTATCCTCAGATTTAGGTAAGTCTAATTCATTAATTACATATATCTTAGGAGTTTGAGTATTGCTAGTATACTGAATACTAATGATTCTTATTTTTTCAAATCTACCATCATTAAACAAAGTAGCTTGTAACATGCAACCTTTATCTGTACTCTCACCTTGTCTATCACCTTTAAATGTTTTAGATGAATTTGAATTACTAGACGATATAGGTATCATAGGACTTAATGAAGAAGTAGATGTTTCTCCGCCATGTACACTGAATAACTGATAACAATATTGTATCATACCTGCTGGTAAATTACCAGATGTCAATTCAATAAACTTAAACGGTGCAATAGTAGAACTAGGTAATAGGTCAAAGTAAGTATCATCTTCTATGTGATTAGTTTTATCTGTCTTATATTGAGCAGATATATTAATGCATTTAATAGAAGAAGTTCCATCAGATATATATATCTTGCTTACTTTATCTGACTCATAATTAGTAACGATGGCTACTTTATTAACTAGATTCATAACAGCAGATACTACTAAAGTCCAAGTAGGTTTAATACTGTTGAAATCAGTTATAGCCCATACATTATTAATATAAGTTCCTTCATACAATTCCATAGTAACTACTATACCACATTCTTCTACTATCTTCTTAGTAGAATTGTACCACCTAGTTACTGCTGTACCAAGTATATTTTCAGATGCTTCAATACCACCTTCGTACTATCTTACATCTTCTATATTCTATAGAATACCTGTAGTACCAGCATTATCTGTGAGTAGTCGAATATTCTCAGCCCATCTATACTAGTTATCAGCTAGCATAGTAATATCACTGTCGATATTCATACCACCAATGAATGTATTTACTTGGCTATTTATCTCCATAATCTATTATAATTCTAATTATAAATTTCTTGTCTATCACCAGTAGTACTAAAGAAAGTATGTTCTTCATCCATCTCTGGAACTAATGTATTCCACGTATACTTAATATTAGTCAATTCATCTTGATTAGGCATCAAAGATTCAGCATACGCTTGCTTTCTATAGAAGTTATAAGAGTTCTTAGCATCTATCCACAACTATCTGTGTACTTCTCCTTTTATATACTTAATATAAAGTATTTTCTATGCACAGTACCAGAAGCAAGCTTCAAAGTAAGACTATACATCTGGCATCATTGGCATACCATCTTCATCAGTATAGATAGCGTGGTATGAGATTTTTGCATATCCTTCTGGAACGTTTGAGATGAGATATCCTGGTTTAACATCATATTGTGGCGTATAACTGAAATTAGTACCATTAAAACTAGTGTGCTGTAATCTACCATTTTTACTACAAACTGTATAATTATTAATTAATGCACTAAGTGTCTATCTAGTATTAGTATCTTTATTAAGTATTTCTAATGCGTCTTTATCTTTAGTAATATTGTGAAGATTCTTTACCAATGGTATTAATACATCATCGTGTACAATCATATTACAACAATCACAGTTATCTTTCTTATCATATACACTGAATGTGCCTGTACTCTTCTTCATAGGTATCCAGCCACCACAATCGCATGTAGAGTAAGCTACACTATTTAATCTTTCTAAGTCACACGGTAACTTAGCCTAATAACCATTGATAGGTATTACTTCTACTTTATGGTCTAGTTGATTAACAGAACCTATGTTCATTAAAGCTTCTCCAATCCATTGACGTATATCTGTAATAGGTATTTCGGTTTCATTTAAACCTAAATCCGCGATTACTTTAGCAATCACGGCTTTACTACTTGTCATTTTATATATCATGGCTGCTATTCGTAATCGTGAATATTCTATTTAATTATTTGTGCTAAATGCCTTTTATTTGCTCTAGTAAGTACAATCTAATACTTACTTTTATTAGACACTAGCATGTCCTATTTATTCCAGTAAAGTCTGTACTTATAGAATCCTGAGTGTTCGTTAAGTAAATAAATAAGTTTACCTAATTCTTTTGTGGCTTTATAATCTATTCTAAGACTTCTGCCATCTAAATGTTTAGGTTGTTTCTTTACTATCTGAATACTACCCATTCTATAAGGTAATTTAACTTCTTTACTTTCTTCTAATAACTAATCTCTTAAGTGATAAAAGTAGTCTGTTACTATCTTTCTATAAGTAGTATAATCTATATCGTATACTGTATCTGGTTCTATACTACTTAAGTAATGGTTATAGAATGAAGGTATAGTATAAGATACCGTTTTATTAGCTGATTTATTTAATTCATTCATCGTATTATACTTCTATTAACATTCTAATTCATTACATTCTAAGTATCATCCTTACTATCGTTAGTAGTATCAGATACTTGCTATCTCATAGTTAAGAAATCTTTAGTAAAGATTAACTACTTAACTGTTCCCCACATATAAGCTGGTAAAGGATATTCATCCTTATCAGGATTGTAACATAGTTTATCTTCAGTAGGATCTTCAGCAATTATTTCTACATCAATATATTCTAGTTGATTAGCATCACCTTCTACATATATCCTATTGCCTTTAACATAAGCAATATAATCTTTGCAAGTGTACTTTCTATATCTCTAGAATTTCATCTTAGTTTCAGAACCTAATTGAATAATATTACCATAGGCATCCTTTACTGTTATTACTGAAGTAGTAAGTTTAGTACCAAGTAAAGTAGGTAATTCTTTGTCTCCTTGGTATTCTACATGACCTGGGTCTTCTTCTATTTTATCCAAATGCATGCGTATAGTCTAATAGAAGATCTAATCTAATTGTTCTCCCTTATCTAACTTCTGTTTTAATAAGTAAGCTCGATAAGTTTTAATCCACAACATTATCTAATATCTAGAAAGTTTTTCAGATTCTCCTATGTTGTTATTACGTGCTTCTAACAATACATCGTCACAAAGTTCATTTAATGTCATATCGTTATATTTTATATTTCCAATTATACCCTTTACATTTATTACCTCTGCGAATAGCTTTCGATATAGCTGCATGACTTACATTAAAATATCTACTAGCTGAGGATATACTATGAAATTCTATTATCTCATTTTCTTTATACCCTACAATTGTTATGCAATTTGAATGAGTAAGTCTTTGTTTTTCAGATGTACGTTCGATGCAAGTTCCATATGAATGATTATATGATTTAGTACACCATTCTAAATTATCTACACAATTGTTTAATTTATTCTCATCTTTGTGATTTACACAAGGTAGATTATTAGGATTAGGTAAGAATGTTATAGCAATTAATCTGTGTACGTTTTCGCTCTTTTTTAATTTATCTGTATTTATTGGTAAACCTAAATATTTACCACTATTTAAACACGGAGTCATTATTCTTCCTCGTTTTATGTATTTTATTTCTTTACCTTTTAAAACAGTTTTTATAACTCTGTCCTTACTCTTAATTCTACCAAGAGTACTAGCCATATAATATTTTTCATATCCGGGTATATCTTTCCAAATCTCTTCCATATTTACTAACTTTATGCTAACTTATAATAAAGAGTGTATAAGAAGCCGTTAGCTAGCATTCATAGGTAGCTACTCCTATTTATCCTATACACTCAATTTATAAACGCAAAATAATAATATTTGTATTTATTACACCTAAAAGGAATACATTGATTCTTTTTTTTAATAGCTGTTTCTATAAGTACATATAATAAAAAAGGTAGACTTTTTAGTCTACCTTAAATATCTTTTATTTCATCTATGGAGCTGGTACATTAGGCATAGGTGGCAGTAACAACTGCACGATAATAGTCTGAACGTATCATGTTGAGAGCAACGTACCAATCATACTTGTTGTATTTCTCACCTTTCAGATTGATTCCGTACTGGTTAGCGATTGAAGTAGTTTCTTCTAAACTCCAATGTTCTCCACGAGAGCCATCTTCGTTTTCCATCTTTGAGACTGCTTTTAGTGCACATTCTTCATTAAAGTGTGGACCATACATAGCCTCATGACGCTCTATTTTCAGTCTTTCTCTCATTGCATTAATTGATTTAATTATTCGACTTATAAAGTTCATTTTGATAAATCTATTATTCTAGTATTTTCTACATTGATTAACTTGTTACTGTTATCAATTTGGTACTTATAAATAGTTCGTTTTTTAAAATCAAAGTGAAGGAGTCGCTAGAACCAATTCTTATAATTACGCTTATATTCTTTTTTAGTATGAATAAATAGTGATTGTGTATTGCGAATATCGATACTGTGTGTTAGGAGCGTATCTCTTTTATTTATTATGATTGATGTCAAATTGTTTGGTTTGATTTCCACTTTAAAGTCAGTTGATCTAACTACTATAGTAGTATCGTGTACTACTTTCTACTCCTATATCTGTACCTATTTCAACTCCTTCTCTTTGATTTTCAATTTCTTTACTGTAGCCTGTACTTCTTGTATCAAGCTATCTTTGGTTTCTTTAAATTCATCCAGAGTAAGCTATAGAACTCTATTATCATTCTTCTACTATGTTGCTAGCTATTCATAGTAAAGATAGTTATTAGTTACTCTATCTAGTTCTCTATTCTTCTTATCTAGCTAGTTATTCTAATAAAAACAAATGGCAGCGAGAATCATAATGATAATCACTGCCATTGCTTTGTAATTTCTTTTAAACCAACCGATAATGTTACTTGTTAATCTTTTTGCTAGACTTATCAGTATTGGTATCATTTGTAATAGTATTTTGTTCTTCTAAGATGTCTGTTATATCTACATCTAAATATTTTTCTGCTTTCGACTTTATAATCTTTGTGAAGAGTCTTGTAACTAATGAATTAGGTTTTAATGCTTTCCTAGATTCTAATAATGATATTATTTCTGCAAAACATACTGCTCCTGCTGCAACTTTAGCTAACACCAGATCAGCATATGTCATAAATATAAACTTATCTAATAAAGTAAATCCAGCTATCATTATAGCTGCAAATCCTAGTTTTTCAATAGTGGACCAGAATTTACCAGATTCAAAATAATCATTGTGAGTTACTTTTCTGCATACCTTATACCCATAGATTAAGTCTAGTATTATGAATAGAAATGATACACCTATTAAAGGAGCTGCTGGTGCTAGTATAGTTGCTATACCTGTTAACCAACCAACTATAGATTGATATCCATTAGCAAATATACGTCTTGCAAGATTCATTATATATAAACTTCTACTCAACACAACTTAAAATAATTTTATCTGAAATAAAAATGCTAGTCAATATTTATTACTGCTAGCATATGTTAAAGTCTCTGCAATTATATAACTATAACGTACTCATTATTCGTATGTTCTATTTCCCTTACGTATATCCAGGTAATCTAATAGCTCTTTATGTTTAATAGTTTTAGTAAGTAAAGAATAACAGTTAGCGTGTTTAAACCACCCTATATAGCTAGCCATTTTTTCTTCTATAATATTTGTAGTTAGTACTTCACCACCGAACCGCCAGTCCAGCGCCACCAACCCACCCCCCCCCACCAAAACCAACAAAGCACACCCAACCCAATTCTAGAGAAGCAACCTGTGGGTATTACTTAACTATACCGTATTGCATAATTAAGTCATTACTCCGCCCACGGGAGATATGTTAATCGAGAACCGATATTAGCATAGGAATCACCAACCCCACTAGCGGAACCAAGAGCGAACAGACCCGCCCAGCCGCCAAGGTCAGAGTGACCACCGATTAACAAACAATGTAATGAACCATCCGTATTATCCCAATTATAGTCACACCAGTATGTTGTTTCTGAACCATTGTTGCAAGATAAAGCGAAAAAGTCACACGTAGACGTAGTTACTATTTTTGTTTTGTATCCAGTAACTACAGCATTTGCTGCTATATTTTTATAGTACGGATTATCATTCGAGATAGAATCACCGAAATGATCTGGAGAATCGCACTTATACCAAAATCTAGCGCCGTAACCAGAAATATATACACTAATAACATCGTCAGTGTGTTTCCACACATGCCCAAATGGATTCTCTATTCCTCTATATCTATTACACTTTCTTGTAGTAGTTGTAGTATTAGAGCCAGATGAATCTGTCTATTGTATAGTTACTGTAACTTCACCAGAACCACTACCTAAACTATCAGAACTTCCAGTTGGAATAAACGACCAAGTTTGAGCTCCGTTGATAGTTGCTGTTCCTGTAGTACAACCTGAACCTAATCCACCTTGTCTAAATCCTTCAGGAGTTAGTTCAGTATTAACAGCCTTTTGTGAATTTCTAGTAGCATATTCCACTAAGAACAAATGACATATAGCTCTGTGTTCATTATATGTATATATATTCCATGAATTTCCTAAACCATTAGCTCTTGCTTTTGGTCTTACAGTAGATCTTGTGAAATTAACACTAGGTATTTTATTTTTAGAAGATCTATAACAATTTCCATCAATATAACCTTCATATGCAGACACATAAGCTTCTTTATGGTGATGCCATCCTGGTTTGGCATGTGGACATATTTTTAAATTATGTGTTTCAGTAGATTCTACATAATCATCTATCCACCAAAATTCAGGTATTTTAATCATTACGTTTACGTTATTGTCTTCTAACAAAGTACTTACATCTCTCCATCCTCCAGCAGAATAATTTTCACATTTAGTCCAACTATCATTTAGCTTTAACATCCTATATAAAGGATTTCCATTTTTGAAATAAATATATCCTTTCATCATACTCTATATAGGCAAAGATCTATGCATTTCCATATTACCAATACGAACACAATCTGGATTAGATGATGTTTCTGCCCATTGTACACCATACCAATCTTCTGGTGCATCATATTGTGTAACTACTTGTGTGGAAGTTGGTAAATTACTGGCTATTTCCATATTCTTGACCACACTAACTCCAGTAGTACAGGTATTACTTGTAGCAACATGTATATTATCCCACTAGAAACCAATATACCATATTTCTACAGTAGAAGGACCAACAAGATACCCTCTTATTTTTCCACCCGTATATACATTATCGTAAGATATTAATACCGAATTAAATTCAGCTTTACCACCTTGAGAAAGATTAACTTTCACAGTACAAAAATTATTGTTTCCTCTACCACCAATAACAAACTATACATAACTGGAGAAATTAGATAACGTAGACGTAATAGTGTATAACTTTACATATGTTTTTGAACTTGTTATTATCTGTATTGAGTGCCCATTTTTTTCTGAAAACGCATCAGCATTCTTGCCATCTACCATATCTGCATTCAGATTGGTACATAGAGTAGTAGAATTAGTTTTGA